GGAGCGACATACGCACGCGAGAGACATTTTTGAGCGCGCCAAGGAGAATGGCAAAGCAAGCCTCCGACGCGCTCAAATGAAATCAGCGCTCGATGGGAATGTTCAGGCGCAGATATGGCTCGGGAAGCAGTTGTTGGGTCAGAAAGATAAGCAGGAGCTTGAGCATACCGGCAAGGATGGTCAGCCCTTGGTGAAGGAAACCACGGTGGTCATCTTGCCGTCCAACAGCCGGGACGGCAGCAATGAGCAGGGCGGTTGATAAAGTAGTTCATCAAATCCGCCCTCAGTCAGGTCCACAGCACCACTTTTTAAGCAGTTCAGCAGATATTGCAATATATGGCGGGAGCGCTGGCGGCGGTAAAAGTTATGCGCTGCTTCTTGAGCCTCTCAGACACATAAAGAACAGCAAGTTTTCTGCGGTAATATTTAGAAGGACACTTACTGACGTTAAAAAGACTGGCTCTCTGTGGGATACAAGTGTTGAACTGTACGGCTCCATCGGGGGGAAGCCAGTTAACAGCACGCTGACATGGGATTTTAAAAGTGGAGCCAAAATAACATTCGGGCATCTAGAGCATGAAGGCACAGTTCTAAACTGGCAAGGAAGTCAAGTCCCACTTCTTTGCGTGGCGGTTGGTACAAAAGTGCGGATGGCCGATGGCTCATTGCTCCCGATAGAGCAAATAACCATCGGTGACAAGGTAATGACGCTGCGGGGAAGTCGCAACGTTACATCAGTGAGCAAGCCGCAGCGAAAGCAATGCGTTGAGGCTACCATTGGTGGGGAAAAGCAGCTACATCCTACTGACCACCCTATACTGACTGCTGACGGATGGCTGTCTTGGGACGACCTGAAACTCCTTTGCGTGCAAGATTGCGCATCCACGTCACTTTGTGATCTGCGCAGATTTGAGCCGCTAATTGCGAAGAGATGCTGTGCTCAGCAGCCAGTTTCCTCACGGATATCAGAGGGTTTTTCGCCGCTTCAAGCACAATCCGGATCGTCTCATGATCTAATCGGTGATGTGGAGTTGCTCTCTTGTGAAGGAGATGATCAAAGCCATAGCGCAATGTCTGGTGACAGACACCAAGCACAGCAGCAGCCTCAATCGTTGTCCGTCCTTGCAGCGCGGCACGTACCATATCCTCGGTTATCCCCTGAGGGACAGGAATTAGATGGCGGAACTTCTTCTGATATAGAGTCGCAGTGCTCACTCCAAGATAGGCAGCCGCTTCCCGCACGGTGCGCCCGATCAGGGCGGATCGCACGTCACCATCTTTCAGAAATTGGCGACGGGGAGGGATTAAGTCGGGATAGTGAGTGCGGATCGAATCAACGCCACACTTCAGCAGCTTCGCGGCTTTTGTCAAACCGTGCGTTAGAATTGCTGGATGAACTTCCTCTCTTGACAGGAGATGAATGCCCCCTCTTAAGCGGGCATGAAGAGCATGGTGATCAGCTTTCAACATCACATCAAGATTTTTCGGGTTGTTGTTCGCGGGATCAAAATCTCTGTGGTGAACATCCTCTTCGCGGAAAAGAAGTCTTCCAATGTCATCCTCAGCAACCAAGCGGTGTTGAGGGACCATTTTTTCCTTCGTTGTCGCGTTCGGATGCCATGGGGCATGCTCAAGAATATAGCCATGCTTATCGTATCGAGTTCTCCCACCCTTATACGTCGGAGGAGAGGGTTTCTTCTGAACTTGTTCGCTTTGAGGCATGCGAAATAGCTCCTGTAGGAGTGCAAGATGTTATTGATATTACCGTTGATGGCGAAAACCATTATATAACCGAAAATGGGTTAGTCAATAAAAATTGTTTCGACGAGCTTACCCATTTTAGCCGTGCGCAGTTCTTTTACATGATGTCCCGCAACCGTTCGGGAAGCGGTGTCCGCCCTTACATTAGAGCGACCACAAATCCTGACTCGGATAGCTGGGTTGCCGAATTCATATCCTGGTGGATCGACCAGAAGACGGGACTTCCCATCCTGGAGCGGTCGGGCGTCATCCGGTGGTTTGTCCGTGTCGGAGACGTGCTCCAGTGGGCGGACACCCAAGCCGAGTTGATCGAGCGTTTCGGGGCCGAGGTTGTCCCAAAGTCGGTGACGTTCGTCCCTGCCCGCCTGGAAGACAACGCCATCCTGATGCAGATGGACCCAGGCTACCGGGCGAACCTGCTGGCGCTGCCGAGGGTTGAGCGAGAACGCCTCCTTGGCGGCAACTGGAAAGTTCGGCCGTCGTCTGGCCTCTACTTCCGCCGCGAATGGACCGAGATCGTTGACGCCATCCCAGAGGGGACGGATTTTGTCCGAGGTTGGGATTTAGGCGCAACCGAAAAGACCAGCGAGAATGATCCCGATTGGACGGCCGGCACGAAGATTGGCCGGATGCCAGACGGTCGCTTTATCGTCGCGCACCATACACGCATGCGAGAGACTCCACTGAAGGTTGAGCGTGCCGTACTCAACACAGCTTCTGCGGATGGTCGAAAGGTTCGCATTGCATTACCGCAAGACCCTGGACAAGCAGGAAAAGACCAAGCACTGCGATATGTGCGCATGCTGGCCGGATACACAGTTCATGTCGGTCCAGCAACTGGAGACAAGATCACTAGATTTTCACCGTTCTCCGCTCAGGCCGAGTCTGGGAACGTAGTCGTTTTGCGCGGATCATGGAATGATGACTGGTTCACGGTGTTAGAAAACTTTCCTGAAGGCGCGCATGACGATGATGTCGATTCCACAAGTGAAGCCTTCAATCATCTTTGTGCTCGTGGACGCATGACTATTTCTGATAGTGCCGTGAGAGCATCTGGAGCGCTCCGGTAATGAACGCCCAATCCACGCCTATCCGCCGCGAGCACGGGCGCAAGCGGGCGCTGGGCGCGTGGCGGAACCGCGATGCGCAGTTGTCTCTCGGGCTTGAGCCGGAGCGGGAGCGCAAGCCGATGAAGATTGGCTACATGGCGCACGCCCAGGCGTATGCGCAGCCTCCGCAGCAACGGGCATCAGAAGAGCCATTCGCGCCGTACAAGCCTGCCACAGGCGTAGTCCCGGCAGGCGCCAGCATGGCGATGGACGACGCCGGTTTCAGCGCGCTAGGATGGGCTCACCAGGCATATCTTGGTTCTGACGCCTATGCTGAGGGGCAGACCTTTCTTGGCTATCCTGCGCTTGCTCAGCTCGCTGTGCGGCCCGAGTATCGGCTGATCAGCGAGACCATTGCGACGGAGATGACGCGCAAATGGATATCGATCCAGGGCAAAGGCGACGGGGCGGACAAGTCAGAGAAGATCGCGCGGATTGAGGCTGAATTCGAGCGATTGAACGTGCGGGACACGTTCCGCGAGATCGCCGTGCAGGACGGGCTCTATGGGCGCGCGCATCTGTATCTCGACACTGGCGATAGCGACAACCAGAGAGAGCTGGAGACCAACCTAGGCGACGGTCGAGACGCTACATCTTGCGCCAAGGTAACTCCTGACCACAAGCTTCGGTGTATCATGGCCCGCGAGGCCGTGTGGACGTATCCGCAGCGCTTCAATGCGACGAACCCTTTGCGCGCGGACTGGTATCGCCCGGATACGTGGTTTGTGATGGGGCAGCAGGTTCACGCGTCGCGGCTTTTGACGTTCGTCGGGCGCGAGGTGCCGGACATCCTCAAGCCAGCGTATGCGTTCGGTGGTCTGTCGCTGACACAGATGGCCAAGCCCTACGTTGACAACTGGCTCGTCACCCGGCAGTCAGTTCAGGACATCATCCGCTCGTTCACTGTGTTCGTGCTAAAGACTAACATGAGCGCTGTGCTTCAAGGCGGCGGCGGAGATGATGTATTCCGCCGTGTAGACATGTTCAACGCCACGCGTGACAACCGTGGCACGATGGTTCTTGACAAGGATACTGAAGAATTCGCTAACGTTTCTGCTTCGCTTGGGAGTTTAGACCATCTTCAGGCGCAAGCACAGGAGCATTTGGCATCGGTGAGTCGTATTCCTCTCGTGAAACTGACAGGTATCTCCCCATCAGGGCTCAATGCATCTAGTGATGGGGAGCTACGTTGCTTCGGAGACCTGATTCATTCCGAACAAGAGAGCCTGTTCCGCGCCAATCTTACTCGCATTCTCGGATTTGTTCAACTGTCTCTTTTCGGTGAGGTCGATCCGGATATTACCTTTGAATTCCTCCCGATCTACGAACTGACCGAGTCCGAGAAAGCCCAACTCCGCGCCACCGAGGCGACAACCGGAAAAACCCTGATCGAAGTCGGCGCACTCAGCCCGCAGGAAGAGCGCGCGCGTGTGGCCCACGATCCAGAGACGCCCTATGCGGGCCTCGACATCGACAAGATGCCGGATCTGCGCCAGGAGGAAGCCGAGGGGCTTATGCCTGGTGGCCACGAGCCTCCCGCTCCACAGGGCGCGAAGGAAGAGGCCAAGGACGGCGGCGATGAGCAGGTGGAGCTGATCCGCAAGCTATTCGGCAATGGCTTGGATGAAACCCAGATCGAGACCATCAGGCGGCTGTTCGGAAGCGGCGAGCACAAAGATGAGGCGCTGAGCATCATCCGGAAGCTGTTTGGCAACAAGGCCACGGCGCATGATCACGCCATAGCGATGGACTTTTCGGAGACCGACCACACTCGCGGCGGCAATCCTAAAAACCCTGGGCAATTCAGCAAAGGCGCCGGTGGCGGCACACCCAAGGGTAAAAGAAAAGACAAAACTCAGAAGGTTGACCCCGCGCTGATTGGCCAAGTCCACGAAGCGCTGGCGCAGTCTCACCCCGAATTGGCGGCGGCGATTGCTAAACAGTTTGGGCTGAAGCCTCAGGATGCCAAGAAGAAAGCCGCATCCAAGCAAAAGGCTGGCGCGAAGCTTGTGGGTGATCCGCGCAAGATCACCACGCCCGACGGCTCCATGGAAGTCACTGCGCAGCCAGAGCTTGTTGAGCTTGCGGACCTCATGCACGCCGAGGGCGATCTACAGCCGCGTAACCGCGACACAGCCGAAAGCAAGGTGATGGCTCGCCAGCGTGCGGCAAGTCTCGACCCTGAGCAGTTGCAGCCTGGACGCGTTTCCGATGCGGGCGCCCCGATTGTCACAGCCGAAGGGACCGTGATTTCTGGCAATGGTCGCACGATGTCGATCCGCGAGGCGTACAACGATCCGAAGTTTGCTGAGCGGGCGGAAGCCTACAAGGCTGCGCTCGGGCCGGATGCCGAGGGCATGAAGCAGCCTGTGCTTGTCATGCGCCTGCCGAAAGACATGGATCATAAGCAACTCGTTGAGTTTGCCGACAAATCCAATCGTTCGCGCATCGAGGGCATGTCAGCCACGGAGCGGGCCAAGCGCGACGCGACGGCATTGGGACCAGACACGGCGGCGCTTTATCAAGGAGGAGACTTCACATCGCCAGCGAACCGCCAGTTCCTGCACGCGTTCACACAGAAGGCTATGACGGCCAACGAACGGGCGCAATTCTCGAAAGACGGCAAGCTCACGAAAGAGGGCGTTGACCGGATGAGCGCGGCGGTCCTGGCCAGCGCTTACGACGATGTGGACGCCTTGTCGCTCATGCTGGAAAGCACGGACGACAACGTGAAGTCGATCACGAACGCCATGCGCGACACTGCCGGGAAGTTCGCCCAGCTCAAGTCTGGCGTGGCTTCTGGCCAAGTGTTGCCCGGCATGGACGTGACGACGCAGATTGCAGACGCGGCCAAGCTTGTATCGAGCCTGCGGAAGCGCGGTGTATCACCGGCGAACCACTTCGATCAACTCGACGCCTTCGATAAGCCAGACCCGATGGTTGAGGCTTTGGTTCGGTCCTTCTACAGCGAAGGATTGACGCGCTCAGTATCTCAGCAGAAAATTATAGCCATTCTCGGCGCTTATGCTGATGAAGCTGCTAAGCATCAACCTGGAGGCATCTTCCCCGATGAAACCAAATCATCTGAAGTCCTCGCCCTCGCAAACAGAAAAGCCAAAGGACAAGAGTCCACAGGCGAAATCGACTTGTTCAACCGCCCTACTGGTCATGAGCCAAGCCATGAGCAAGGTGGGGAACGAGACGGGCGACAAGGAGTTGCTGCAACAGGCGGACAATCTGGCGGCGGCGGCGAAGAAAAGCCAGTAGCCAAGGCGGCGCCAGCCAAGAAGCCTCGGGCGAAAGCCGCGACCAAGCCCAAGGGCGAAGCCCCGGCGAAGGCCGCCAAGTCCAAAGAGCCCAAGCAGCCGAAAGCAGCGAAGCCCAAGAAGGCGGATCTGATCTCCCAGCTCAAGGGGCTAGGTCAGAGCCCCAGCTCGCGAGCAACCATTGCAAAGCTGAAAGAGATGCTGGCCGATATCGAGAAGTCGAATGATGCGTCATGAGGCTCGGATCGCGCTGATCCGCCGCCTCTTCGGCCACAAGCCGCATCTGGCGCAAGACAAGGACTTCCGGGCTGAGCGCATCGCTTGGGCACATTCTCGCCGGGCAGAAACACGTTATGCTGTTCAGTTGCGCAAGCTGTGCCGGAACATCGAGTTCATCATCAGCGGCGGGGTCAACCCCGAGCGCCCGACTGAGACGAATACGATTGAAGACATGTTGCTTGAGTACGCCAACCTGATCACGCCATGGGCGCAGGTGACGGCAGGGCGCATGCTCCTCGACATTGATCGCCGGGACAAGGTCCAGTGGGCGCGCCATGCCCGCACAATGAGCCGGGCGATCCGCGAGGAGATCGAGACCGCGCCAACAGGCGACATTCTCCGCAAGCTCCAGGATGAGCAAGTGACGCTGATCAAGTCTCTGCCGATCCAGGCGGCGCAGCGCGTCCACGACATTGCCCTCAAAGGGATAACCGAGGGGACGCGGGGCGAAGACATCGTTGCGAATATCATGGCTACAGGGCAGGTGACGCAGTCACGCGCCGAATGCATTGCTCGCACGGAAACAAGTAGAGCGGCAAGCAACTTCCAGCAAGCTCGCGCTCAATACATCGGAAGTAAAAGTTATCGTTGGGTGTCTATTGGTGATGTCGATGTAAGGCGAGATCACAAGGAACTAAACGGAAAGACTTTTGACTGGAACAACCCGCCAGTTGCAGACAAAAGATCTGGGGCGAGAGCGCATCCAGGTGCAATCTATAATTGCAGATGCGTCGCCATACCAATATTGCCCGATGAATTCTGACAATAGCAAAGTAGAGACAAACTAATGCCCCCGGTTTCTGAAAAGCAACGCAAAGCTATGTTTGCGGCGGCAAGTGGGAATTCTACTTTGGGTATACCGCGAAAAGTTGGAGAAGAGTTCGTTGGAAAAGTCTCCAAAGACGCCGATACTTCTTCAGAGTTGCCTTCCGCTGCTGGCGTGATGTTGACTGATCCCGATGGCCGCGTGCTGTTCCTGCGCCGCAGCGGTGAGGGCGATCACCCCGGCGAATGGTGTTGGCCTGGCGGCGGCGCTGATCCAGGCGAGACTCCCGAGGAAGCCGCACGCCGCGAGGTTGAGGAAGAGACCGGCCACAGGATCGACGGTGATCTGTCCCCGGTTGACCATAGTGAGGACGATGTGGATTTCCACACGTTCGCCCATCAGCTCCCGCAGCGCTTTCAGCCGCATCTGAACGAAGAGCATTCGGCGCACGTCTGGGCGCATCCATCGAAGCCCCCACAGCCGCTTCACCCTGGCGTTGCGGACACGCTGAGCCGCCTCAGTGGCGCGCAGGACGCCGAAGGCAACAAGGGGAACCCGCAGGGCGCGCTGAGCCAACAGGAAGAGGCCGAAGCCGCCAAAGGTCATGCCGAACGCGAGGAGATGCCCGAGAGCGTCTTCCTGGAACCGGGCGCGCGCAAATACCCTGTGAAGGAGAAGCACGACGGCAAATGGGTCTACTCCCGCAATCTGTTGTTGGCCGCCGCCCGCCGCGCTCGGATGCAGGGACATGAGAGTCTGGCCGCGCGTGCTGATGCAATCCGGAACCGAGAATTTGGCGACGCCGAGGCGAAAGATTGCAGCGGGACCGCGATGGACGCAATGGCGTTTGATCGCAGTTCGGTTCGCTCCTACGACGCCGATGGAAGATTACACGTTTCTGCAACGCCGATTTCGAAAAGCAACGTGTGCGAGTACCTAGGGAGGGAGATCCCCGGCGCTGAAGAATTGCACCTAGACCCATCGAAACGCTACCGCCTATGGCGTCACCCCGAAGAATTGGCCAAAGCGGCTCCAACTTTCAACAACATACCCGTGCTATCTCGCCATGTCCCCGTGAGCGCTGAAGACTATCAGCCCGAGATCGTCATTGGCTCAACTGGCACCGATGCTGTATTTGACGAGCCATATCTCAAGAACTCGCTGGTTATTTGGGCGAAATCTGCCATTGACGGGGTGGAACGGGAGACGAAGAAAGAGCTTTCATCGGCGTATAGGTACAAAGCCGACATGACTTCAGGCAAAACGCCAGATGGCGAAGCTTTTGATGGTATTATGCGTAGTATAGTAGGCAACCACGTAGCGGTAGTACCTGACGGTCGCGCTGGTCCCGATGTTGTCGTTGCCGACTCCGCCGATGAACTGCTTTGGGCGCGCATCGAACAAGCCCTAAACGCCGCCTTCCCCAACGCTTTCCGCTAACGGACCACCAAAATGCGCGCTCGCGTCGAAACCATCCGCCGCCTCTTCGGAAGCAGCGCCGCTCCCGGCTGCGCTCTCGACGCTCGTGATCCGGCAACGATCAAGCGCGACAAAAACGGGCGCTTCGCGAAGTCGGCATCCAGCGGCGGCGCAAGCACAGCAAAGCCCATGCCAAAGAAAGACGTGAGCGCTCAGGCGCACGCAGCGGCTAAGGCGAAAGTGGCAGAGAACGCAGCGAAGCCGAAGAAGGCTGCGCCCAAAAAGACGGCGGCCAGCAAAGAGAAGGCTCCGGCCGAGGGCAGGGCGGCGAAGCCGAAGACCGCAAAGGTCAAGTCCGAAAAGACACCGGCTGCCACCAAAGAGGCAAAGCCGGTCACCGAAAAGCAGAAGAAGAGCATAGTAGCCGCCGCCTTGAAGGAGGCTCCAGCGGCTACGTCAAGACCGCTTCGCAACAAAATACTCGACGCATATCTGAAATCCACGGGTGGAAAAATAAACACACGCGCGCTGTTGACTGATGTGCGCGCCGCCCTTCCTGACGTGGACAGGGAAACACTAGATAAAGAACTGAAGCAGCTCCAGGTTGAAGAGAAGGCTTTACTGTATCCACTCGACAATCTTATCGGGGAGCACAATGGGGACCCCAATGGACCGGCAAAGATTGCGGCGTTGAAGGAAGCCGCAATTCATATCGCTGGATCACCGCGCCATCTGCTCTGGATTGAGAACGGTTGGGAACGAGAGCCAGAAGAGACCGCCGAACCATCGCCGAAATCCAAGAGGGCGCCAGCCAAGACAAGAACTCAGGAGAAGTCCCCGAAGGAAACGGCGTCGCCCAAGGCAGAGAAACAGCCAAAGACCACCAAATCCAAGAAGCCGACACAGGAAGAGCGCGTCGCCAAGTTCAATGAGCGGTACACGAACGCGATGAGCGCAAAGCCGTCCAGGCGAAGGGGCGCGGCGGAAAGCCCCGCAGCAGCGCCAAAGACCGATGCGACCGTGGCGCCAGCGTCAAAAGCCCCCGTGCCAGAGACCGCGCCAAGGCCAACGAAGAAAGCAGCATCAAAAAAGGCAAGCGTTGAGGCCAAGACGCCCACGCCAAAGAAACCCAAGCCGCCTACCGCCAAATTCCCAGAGTCGATGGCGGCTAAACCAAGCTGGATGCGCGATCCAGAGGGGTCAACGTCTGTTTTTGCCAAGAAAAAGTCACCGTAACCGAAAAATAAATGTCAGTATCACTAGATGGCGCATGGGTCGAGAGCGAACATGCTCGTCGCGGTGCTGGCAAAGGCGGCGGCCAATTCATCAAAGGTTACTCCCGCGCAGGAACAGCAGCCGCGCATTCGAACGATAGACTTAAGCGCAGCATCTCCCAGATGCTCCCAAAGGGGATATCCGCTGAAGTTGTTCCGAAAGTCGTAATCGAGAGTCATCCGGACGGCGGGACTCGCGTGCTGAAATTGCAGCAGGGCGAAAAACTCAGCCGCCAACCGGGATGCACTTACCATGAAAGCGGCGGCGTCTTCATGAAGACGAGTGGAAAACTCGTTGTCTCCATGGAGTTCGGACCAGAAGAGGCTGAGGGTCTTGCGTGGCACGAGGCTTTCCACGCGTTAGACTTCGACGGGGACAAAGGCTTGTTCACCCCGAAAGAGCGTGAAGAACTGCTTGCCTATTCGTTCAAAACTGGCGCGATCAAGAAAGCAAAGCTCCAGGAATATCTGTCGCTATACGAAAGACAAGGTAAGCGCAAGGGACTTACCGGCGATGAGCTGAAGTCTTACGTTCATCGCCACGCGACCAGCGAAGTCATAAGCCACGCTCTAGAGAAACATCATCCTGATAAGAATAGCCCAATCTCGCACATCTTAGACAAGATAAGATCAGGCGAAATAGCAAGAAGGTCTTCGCCGCGTCAAGTTGCGGGAGATCGCGCTTTGCCTAAGGAAAACTCCAAAATGACCAAGCTTGAAAACGCGTTGCGAGAGAAGTTCGCGACGCCAGCGGCCGCGATCCGCGCTCTCGGCCTCGACGAAGCCTTGCTGCGCGAAGATGGAAACACGATGAGCAAGAGAGACAAAGCCGTGCGGGCCGGGCTGAAAGAGATGCTCGCCCAAGACGCGTCGCTGGCGGAACTCACTGAGTTCCTCCAGACGCTTAACGCCACTGGAGGCGATGGTGCCGCTGAAGAGGGCGGCGAATTCGAGGATGAGGACGGCGAAGACGAGATCCCCGGCGCCGTCACCGAGCCGAACGCTGGCGTCCCGCCGATTGGTGGTGAAGGCGAAGGCGAACATTCCGACGAAGTCGCCACTGACGAACCGGCAGCGGCCATCCACGCGATCCTGAAGGACAAGCTCAGCCCCGATGAGTTGGCCCGAATCGGCGAGCTGCTTGAGAAGATCGCCACGCCCGAAGGCGACGAAGACAACGACTACGAAGGCGACATAGAAGGCGCCGTCGAGCAGCACACCGGAATAAAGCCCGATGGTGAAGAGAAAACCGAGGGAGAAGACGAGGATAACACGGACATGAACGAGAAGCAGGATCTTGTGACGCGCCCGGCGATGGATGAAGCCATTCGCACGGCTGTGGCCAATGCTGAGAAGCGTGCCGCTGAGAAGGCAAACGCCTTGAGGATCGCTGAGAGGACCGTAGAGCCGTATGTCGGCAAGCTGGCCCTGGACGCCGCTCTGGATGCCGATGGCGTCTACCGCAAGGCGCTGACCATGCTCGGCGTTGAAGGCGCTGACACCGTCCACCCGTCCGCGCTCACGCTCCTGCTCAAGGCCCAGCCTCTGCCTGGCAGCGCTCCGCGTCGCGAACCTCGTCTCGCTCAGGATGCTGCGACTGTTAAGGCGACCCTTGACCGTTTCCCGAATGCTGGCCGCCTGAAGCGCGCCTGATTGTCCTAAGGATTTCAAGCAATGACCACAGCTATTATCGGACAAACGTCCATCAACATCACGCAGGCGCCTGCTGTCGCGGGTGACTTCGCGTCCACCAATCCCCGGCATAGCGCGCTAACTCCGGCTGAAGGCGCGTTCCAGGCTGGTTTAAGCGGCTGCACCATCGGCCTGTTCGCCTGGATCGACAGTCTCGGCAACTACGTGAACAACTTTGGCTCGGGAACGCCGAATGCTTTCGTGGCGCGTACTCAAGAAGCGCTGATCACGACTTATGCGAGCCCCTATGGCAGCACGATCCCGGCTGGTTTCATGGTCGGGAATGCTTTCGACCGTGGCGACTTCTGGGTTTCGAACTCCGGATCAACCGCCGCCATTCCCGGAATGAAAGCGTATGCCAATTTTGTGACTGGCGCCGTGTCCTTCAACTGGACAGGAAACGCGACCACTTCAACCACCGCGACCACTGGAGCCACTGTTGCAGCCGGAACCGCCGCGACATTCACTGGCGTGATTGTGAACGGCGTGCTCACAGCGAGCGCAGTCACGAACACCATCTATCCCGGCGCCGTCCTCACTGGCGGATCGGCAATCTCGGGAACCTATGTTACTGCGCAGCTCACTGGCACTGCGGGCGGCGCTGGCACCTATTCCGTCTATCCGAGCAATCAGTCGGCTGTGTCTGCCGCACTCACCGCGACTCCCGCAGTGCTCAATACCGGCACCATGAGTTCTGGAACCGTCGCCATCGGCGACTCCATTGTTAGCACGAGCGTTTCTGCATCCGGTGTCCTCGTCGGCGCGATAGTGACGGCCTCAGTCACTACAAATCAGTGGGTCTTGGCGCCCGCTCAGGGACAGGCTGCTGTCGGGACCGTGGCGAGCAGCACTATCGTTCTGGCGACCAACATCGAAACGAAGTGGTACGCGAAGTCCAATGGCACGCAGTACGAACTCGTGAAGATCAGCGACGTCGTTTGACGCTTAAAGCAACATCAAGGAAGTAATTATGAGAAAAAATCCTGAACTGGTGCGCTTTGAGCGTGACTGGGGCATTGTGTCTACGGCTATGGACTACATGCCAGATGACCTGTCCATTGCCATGGACGCGCAGCCTGCGACCATTACGACTGGCAACGCCGGTATTCCGGTGTTTATGCTGAATTGGGTTGACCCTGAAGTCATCCGTATTCTTCAAGCTCCGAATGAAGGGGCGAATATCCTCGGAGAGGTGAAGAAGGGCGACTGGACAACCCGGACAGCTTACTTCCCTACCATCGAGAATACTGGTCAGGTTGCTGCGTATGGCGACTTTTCCGAGAGCGGAAGATCGAACGCGAACGCTAACTACCCGACCCGTCAGTCATTTAATTTCCAGACCATCATCGAGTACGGTGATATGGAAGTTGATATGGCGGGGGAAGCGCGGCTGAATTGGGTTTCTGAGAACCAGCAATCGGCGGCGTCTACCCTCGATAAGTTCATGGACTTGACCTATCACTTTGGCGTCTCCGGCCTCCAGAATGAAGGCTTGCTGAATGCTGCTGGTCTGCCTTCGGCTTTGACGCCCTCGACCAAGGCCGCTGGCGGAACCACTTGGATGAGTGCGACGGGCGTGCAGAACGCGACCGCCACCGAAGTCTATGGCGACGTCCAGTCGTTGGTCAACGCCCTGCTGATCAACTCCAAAGGCCGCATCAAGCCGACTGACGCGATGAGCTTGGTGATGACGCCTGGCTCGGTTGGCGCCCTGAATGCGACCAACGCCTACGGCAAAACCGCCGCTGAGCTGATCAAGCTCAACTATCCGCAGATGGAAATCAAGGTCTCCGCCCGCTACGCGACTGCGGCCGGAAACGTGGTTCAGCTCTTTGCCAAGAAGTTCAGTGGCAAAGACACTGGATACTGCGCCTTTACTGAAAAGCAGCGCGATTTTCCAGTAGTCCGTGAGTTGAGCGGATACAAGCAAAAGAAGATGGCAGGTACTTGGGGTTTCATCCTCCGTTACCCCATCGCCGTTTCTCAGATGATCGGGGTCTAAGATGGCTGGAACCGTAACAGTTGCTAGCAAACTCCCGCATGGCCTTGTGCTTGAGCTTGAGGACGAGACCAAAGACCGGGAGCCAGTCATGGGCGGCGGCCATCGTGAAGTCAAGCGGTGGCGCAAGAACGGGCAGACCGTGACCATCAATGGCACGGCTCGCCCCTTTGGTGCGCCCTATTCTCCGAACGTGCAGGAAGGCGTCGGCCTCACCTTCGGCGTTGATGCTGATTTCTTCGCCAAGTGGCTTAAGCAGAAAGAAGATTTCCCTCCCGTTAAGGCAGGGATGATCTATGCCGCCACAACAGTGGAAGACGCCGTGGATCACGCGAAGGAAATCAGCGGCCTCAAGAGCGGTTTCGAACCGATTGACCCTTATGCTGTCCCTGACGAGTTCAAGGGCGACGTCACTCAAGCCGCTGCCTGAGGAGGCGATCTATGGCAATCTTTGACGATCAGGTTGGCAGTGTCTCCGATGCTGTCCTGGCCACGCGGCTATCTGCGGCTGGCCTCACCGTTGCGAAGGCGTCCAGCGCCACGCCACAGGCGTTGGGCGTGGCCGCTGCTGGGTCTGGGACTTCGTTTTCGCGCGACGATCATGTGCACTCGTCCACAGTCCCCAAGCTGACGTTCACCACGGCGACGAACGGCATTCTCGCGGGTTCGGGGGCCTCGACTGGCCGCACAGCGCTCGGGACCACAGCGGGCAATGCGCTGGAGTTCTACCTCAACGCCACGCACACGACCGGCGACATGCGGGGGAACTACACCAATCTGACGTTCAGCGGTGTGGGCGGCTCTGGCGAGGCTCTGCGGGCCTTCGGCATTGTGAACGGTGTTACGGCGGCGACTGGCGGCACAGTCAACGGCGCCCACATCTCGCTCGATTTCGTCGGGGCCAACGCCAAGATTTCCGGCGCGGGAAATGCGCTCCGGGCGACGTTCGGCATCTCAGATGCGGCGGCGACCGCAGTCGGCGGGACCTGTTCCACGATCCAGGTGGACACGTTCTTCGACACGGCCATTACCGTCCCCAATGGCTTCTCGTTTCTACGGTTCACGAACTCTGGCGTGAAGGTTGCGGCGAACCTGTTCAAGCTGCCAAACGCAATCAATGGCGCGGCTCTTCTGTTCTCTGCGCACACAGACGTAGCAATGACGCACTCGCTGCGGTGTGTATCTGAAGATGGCACGGTGTACTATCTCATGGCTACAACTAATGCAACAGGGCGTTCATAATGCCAGTGACTCGTGAATACTTGGAGGAGCAAGCTGTAAGCCTGAAAAAGCAGGCTGAACAGTCCCTTATTGCAGTTCACAATGCAAACGGCGCCCTATCCGCCATCATGCATCTCTTGGAAGTCATGGACCGGGAGGCGGCGGCTCCTGCACCGGCGCTCCCCTCTCCTGACCAAACCATCCAGGATTAAAGGACGGGCAAACCCATGGCCGACAACATCGACGTTACCCCAGGCACGGGGGCCACGATTGCAGCGGACAACATCGCCAGCGTGCTTCACCAACGTGTCAAGTTGTCGCTTGGCGCTGATGGGGTCGCCAACGATGCCGCTGCGGGCGCAGGTGTTGTTGGCGTGGACACTCAACGCGTAACGCTGGCGTCAAATGATCCTGCCGTGGTTGCTTTGGGAGAGGTTCAGGCTTCGCCCACTCCCAACACAGTACTTGACAGACTTAAGGCGCTGCTTACCGGCATTTCCCTCGCCGCAGGGTCTAATATTGTTGGCAAAGTCGGCGTCCAAGTCGGGGGCTCCGATGTTGCGGACGCCCACCCGGTCCCCGTGGTCGAAGGCAATTCGGCCGCGCCAATCACGGGCGCCTCGATGCCTGCTGGCGGCGTGGGCCTCACGGGATGGCTGTCGGCAATCTGGACGCGGCTGGCTGGCGTGACGCTGGCGTCCGGATCGGCGGTGATCGGGAAAATCGGGATCGATCAGACTACACCCGGAAGCACTAACTTAGTCGCGACGAACGCGGACGCTGCCATCGGCGCCGGAACGGCTCCAGCAAAATCGCACATCGCCGGTGGGGTCTATAATTCGCCAGCGCCCACGCTGACGGCGGGGCAAACCGCCGCGCTTCAGCTTGACGCTGACGGCTCACTGTACAGCAATGTCAGGGATTGGACGGTCTCCAGCGCTACCGTTCTCGGCAAAGTAAGTGTGGACCAGACGACGCCTGGAACCACAAACCTCATCGCAACGAACGCCGATGGCACGGTGACACCCGGAACAGCGCCTTCCAAGTCGTTCGTCTCTGGCGGCGTGTACAACGCCTCTGGCCCCACCTACACAGAGGGGCAATGCGGAGCGCATCGCCATGATGTTAAAGGCCGACTCATAATAACTCAGGAAAAGCGGGCAACGTATTCGGCCTGTATTTCCAGCTTAACTGTGGCGTCTAATCCAACTGATTTTTTCGAGATATATGGCGCTGTTGGAAAAACTATCATCGTCAAAAGAATAAGAGTAAGTGGAACTTCATCTGGCACTCAACAAGTCCTCCTCATCATCCTCAAGAGAAGCACGGCCAATAGCGGCGGAACACCTGTGGCGGTGACGGCGGTGCCCCACGACTCGACGAACGCTGCGGCCTCCGCTGTAGTGCGGGCATACACGGCAAACCCAACAACAGGAACACTAGTTGGATCAGTGCGCGCCCCTCTATACACGATGGTTGCAGCAAGTAGCAATTATGTGTGCGACTTGATGCAGTTGGAGTTCGGCACGGAAGAAGACCAAGGGATAATTCTGAGAGGAACAGGGGAAGGATTATGCCTAAACCTCGGAGGCGTATCCGTATCAGGATCGGTGTTTAACATCTCGGTAGAGTGGCGTGAAGTCGTTGAGTAATAAGATCAACTAAAATGATAATACTATTCTTTCCCACTCCCCGCCCTCCAATCATAGCAGCATCAATGTTTTCTACTGGGATATCTTATTCCGGCCTATCGCAGCATGGAATTTCTAACGCTCCACTACCAAAACCCGTCGTCGTAACAACCACACTCATCACTCGGAGGCGTCGCGCCATGGAGTATCCGTTTGCGCCTGGCGTGACCTACACGCTTCAGCCGGGGTCGGCTGTACCGGCTTTCCAGAAACTCTGGGAACTGCCCACAGGCGCGCCCACAAAGCGCCAGGTGCGCATCGCCTCCGCCGCCGCCAATCCTCTGATTTACATTGTGTTCGGCGCATCCGGGGTCACGGCCACGTCAAGCGATATGCCTATTGTCGGCGGGTCATCCGAAGTATTCACGATCCCCGAGACCTCGAATTACATCTCATCGCTGTCGTATAGCGGCGCGCCTACGTTCTATGTGACTGCCGGATTTGGAGACTGACCGATGGCTGGCCCAATTTTCGCTGACCGCGTCAAAGATGTATCTGCCACAACCGGCACAGGGACATTTGCGCTTGCGGGGAATCCTCCGACTGGGAGCCGGTCATTCTCCGTCGTGGGCAATGGCAACACCTGTTACTACTGCGCATACACGTCGGATCAAGCGCAGGTTGAGGTTGGCCTCGGCACGTACTCATCCACCGGCCCGACGCTGGCTCGTAACACCGTGGCGTATTCGACCAACGGCAACGCCAAAGTCTCATTTACCGCGCCGATCACAATCGAGCTTGTCGCGGCGGCCGCCTTCTTCACTGCGGCCCAAGCGGCTAATGCTGTGATGGTTGGCGACACCGGCTCTGGCGGTACAGCGGGCATTGCTCCCGCTCCAGCGGCGGGAGATGCTGCGGCCAACAAATTCCTTAACGCAGATGGGACATGGAAAGTAATGGAAACGCCAGGAACGCCTGTGCACTATCTTAGTGCAGCATCCACGAACCAGACCAACGTCAAGGCGGCACCTGGCGTTCTGATGAACATTACCGCGATAAACACCACGGCGACGGTGTATTATCTGAAACTACACAACACAGCATCAACTCCTACTGCTGGCACGACCCCAGTCGTGCAGTGTTATGCCATACCTGCAAGTACTTCAGGCAACGGTTTCACGATCAGCGTCCCAATGACGTTTGCAACAGGCATTGCGTTCACATTAGTTGGTGGTATTGCCGACAACGATGCATCCAGCGCCGCTACGGGCGTAACTATAGATTTTGTGTACAGGTGATATATGTCGTTACTACTGACATGTTCTGGCAATAGCAAGATCCGCACCCCTAAAGATTTGTTTGAGCCAGGGGTGGCTGGGGCATTTTACTCGCCGTCTGATAAGACCACGCTCTTTCAAGATACTGGGCGCACAGTCCCGGTCACTTCGATTGGGCAGCCTGTGCGCAGCATTAGCGATGTGTCCGGTAACGGAATGCACATGTCAATTGTTAATACAGTAATTCCTGGAACATACGTGGAAGTTAACGGCCATGGGGCGGTGGATTGCACTGCTAGTGGGTGTGGATTTAATAGCGTATCGAGCACAAGACTGCATCTACCTATGTATGTTGCTGCGGCATACAAAAAAACTGTGCCAGAAGACTCTGTGTTATTCGGAATCGTGGCGAGTCCGAATAACATGTTTGCGCTACGGGGAAGTTCTAGTTTAAACGTCGCCAAATGCCATCTGCGGGATATTCCGGCGTATGGATTGGCATATGCGCAAACCCCCATGGGCAGTAGCCCCATAAACGGGTTGACAGTTGAGGACGCTGCCGCAGTTTTAGGCACGTTTGACGTTTCGCCAGATGGCCACGCGCCAACGTCGAACACTCATGCGTGGACAGCAGATTATGTTAGTCCGTGGCCCGCATCTTACGGCATAAACATCAGCCAACCTGGGACAGTAGCATATTCTAAAGTAGTATTTTTTGGTGGCTTGATCCTAGAGCATTCGATTAGCAATGCAGACAGGGTTATGGTTTCTGCATATTTGCGCTCACTCATTAATCGTTCATCAGAATCAACAGATGTAAACATCATCGTAATTGGGGACAGTACTGGCGACAAAGTGTCGGACGGCACAAATACGGACGGCGAATGGCCGTGGCGTTTCGCCGTCGAAAAATTGGCGGCGGATCATCCTAATTCTTACGTCGGCATCCGTGGATATAATGAGGACTACCTATCATACACTCCAGAAATAGTCGTTCAGCAGGGAGACGGTAGCACTCCAAGTTATAGAGTATATAACTGTAGTGTTGCGGGAAGAATGCCGCAGTTTGTCACGGGAAAACAGTTCTCAGCATCTGTTTCAAACGTCCCTTCCCCAAGCGTGATTATCTGGAACCATGGCCATAACATAGCTGACGCTGGTCCTCTAGGATCGTACAGTGGTCGCTTCCTTGGCGCCATGGAGCAAGTCCGGCTGCGATGGCCGGGCGTACCGCATATGACCATTCTCGAAAATCCGTGGAGAGATGGAACACAGATGGAGCCGTTGATCGCGGCCTTGCGAGGGGTTGTCGCGCTATACGGTGACATTCCGGCCGCAGATGTGCACCAAGTGTACTTGGATTACAGCCCCCCTAAGTCACCAGCATTGTATGCTGATAACGTACATCCATCAATTCCTGTTGGAGTTAGCGTATGGCTCCCATCTATTTTCGCAATGTGGGACGCTAATTATCCTGCGGTGGGTCCGGTTGCCCCTGCATTTCTGGCCACAAGTGGGTCTAACCTGCTTGCCAATGGAGACTTTTCTTCATTCTCCGGCGCGGCGCCCGATGCGTGGTCGTTAAACGGTAATGGCTCTATTGTCATCGACGCAAGCATGCACGATAGGGCGTTGCGATCTGTAAAATTGACGAACGGCGTCAGTTCTACGTATATTGCGCAAACTGTATCAGCAGTGGCACAGCGAGGAACCACAGTAACATTGTCTGTTAGGCAATTTATAGCGGATGGTGGCGATTTGTATGCCGGACAAATCTCGATATCGAGTGATGGTGCGGGCGGATCTACTGTTGTTAATTTCGGAGGCGATGACGCAAGAGGCTCAGGAGGTTGGCGGTGGACGATTTTGCAATATGCTGTTCCCGTAGACGCTACGACGATTTCTGTAGACTTGTATGCCAGCGCTACGGGGGGGGTTGATAAAGGCACCGTGTATATGGACAGGGTTATCTTGGTTTCCGGCAGCGCCCCACGAGATATGGCGTAACACATCACGGCAATGTTTGTTATGTGGCTTAACCGGCCAATTTAACTGGTCATAATGCATCTTTCGCGTCCGTAAAACCGTGCTTGTGCGAACTCGACGTGTATGATAAGTTCTTTTCATGGAAAGAGAAGATTTATCTGGCCGCACTTACAACAAGTGGCGAGTCATTGAGTTTTCCCACACTGGGAACAGCAACAAACAACACTGGCTTTGCGAGTGTCAATGCGGCACACGCAAAGCCGTTGAGGCTTACAACCTCCGTTCTGGCAGGTCTAAGTCGTGCAGGAAGTGCTCTGCCGTGGTCGCAACAATCGCGTTGGTAACTCACGGCATGCGCAACAGTAAGGTGTATCACGCGTGGCAGTCGATGAAGACGCGCTGCTACAATGAAAAGCAGGTCAAATCATTCAAGTATCACGGTGCGGTTGGCGTGAAAGTTGCGAATGAATGGCTGAACGACTTTCAGGCGTTCTATGACCACATTGGCGATCCGCCAACCAAGTACCATACGGTTGATCGAATTGAACCTTTTGGCGACTATGCTCCTGGGAATGTTCGCTGGGCAACACAGAGCGAGCAGATGAAGAACACACGGCGTGTGAAGGACAGCGCTAGGTGGGATAGTATCCAGGGACTGATAAATACACCGGCTTAATGCCGACAACTCACACTAGAAAGTAAGAAACGCATGGCCGGTGAAAAAGGTTCTGGATACGCCAACGGCTTACTGTTGGCGATCTTCAACGCAGACTTTAGCAATCTTTCTGTATCGAGCCTGATGCGCGATGCTGCATCACCTCTGACAAACCTATGGCTATCGCTCCACAGCGCTGATCCTACTGCGGCAGGAAATCAGGGTTCCAACGAGATTGTGTATACCTCTTACGCTCGCATATCGGTCGCGCGCACGAGTAGCGGCTTCACGGTTGTGGGCGGATCGTGCACTTTGACATCGACGATGAACTTTCCGAAGTGCACTGGGGGAACCGCGACCGCGACGCATTTTGGGGTCGGCACGGACTCATCTGGAACCGGCCATTTGCTTTATGCGGGACCGATCACACCGAGCATCACGATCACAAATCAGGTAACGCCGGAACTGACCTCCGGGACCACGATCACCGAGGCGTAATCCCATGATCTCTGGAGCGGGCATTGCCAGGGGCGGCATCTCTGCGCCGGATACCGTCTATGCGCCTGCTGCGGGCTCCGTCACGGGCGTTTGCACGGTCTCGGGCACCGGATCGTCTTTGGCGTCCGCGACAGGGGCGGCTGACGGCGTTGCATCCGTGTCGGGCGTCAGCGCAGAGTTGGCGGAGGCTGCTGGGGCTGTCACCGCTTCCTGTGCGGTGACAGGGATAGGTGCTGCACGGGCGTCTGGCATCGGCGCGGTGGATGGAGCCGCCACGGTTTTCGGCTCTGGCGCGGCCGTCCTTGAGCGTTCTACGGCTGTATGGCGGCGTTATATCGTGTCGTCCTTCAGGCAGGAGCTGACACCTCCGATTTTGGCCGCTGAGCAAGCGATGGTGGACTTCGACTTTGGCCCGCTGCTGATCTCGGGCGAGACTGTGCTGTTGCCGCCGACGCTGACGTGCAGCGCGACGTGGGGAACGGACGCTGCGCCAAGCGCCAAGCTCATCGGTTCCGCCACTGTGAACCCATCGCCCTCTACCGGGATCACAGACGGAGCTGTCGCCCAGCTCGTGGGCGGGATGAACGGAGCGACGCGGTATAAGTTGCAGTGCTCCGTGGTAACGACGAAGGGGCAGACGCTGAGCCGTAGCGCCTACCTGAATTGCAATAGTTGAGTTTCCCGCGGTCAAAACGGGCACTCCTCGACATCGATTTTTGCCGCGGCTAATTTTGCGGCGATCTCTGCGGCCTGCGTTGCTCGTTTCGCTACGACCGAGGCGACTTCATTCGCGAAATAGTGCCAACTGCGAATTCCTCCACGCCTGGCTTTACCGTCAGTTTTCTGGCGGATCACGATCTCACGGATTGCCTCTTCGACAGAGGGAGCGCCGAAGTTGTCCATCATGGCGCCCAACTCGGCATAGGCCGGGGGGTTGAACAGGACGGGAGCCAGACAAGCGTTTTCGTCCAGCTTTTTCATAGCGATAGCGAACCTTTGCACGTCTTCTTCAGCAGTTGCAGTTCGAGAAAGTTGCGTAGCGTACTTTTTACAACGGACCTCGCGATCTTGCTCCGCGTGAAGGACGTTGTCCTTTTGGGACGATGAAAAAGAAAGGTCGTTGTGTTGTGATCCTCCAGTCACAAGGGGTTGTGATGGTACGGTCACAAGGGGTTGTGATCCTGGGATCACAAGGTCATTCTCAGGCATTGGAACCTCTGGTGGAAGCGCGGCGTCCATCATGACTCGGTACACGCAAATATTCTGCCGCTTGTCGCCGTGTTCGGCGGCTCGGTAGTCATGTTTCTGAAGATATTGGAGTTTCGTGAGGCGTGCGATGGAACGGTTGGTTGCCTCTCGGCTCTTCCCGAGCGCCGCCGCCAGTTTCTTCTGGCTGATGGAGCACCAGCCTTGCGCATTGGTGTGGCGCCCAATGCAGAGCAGGACGCGGCAATCAAAATCTGTCAGGCGCGCATCGTATCCGGCCGCGCCAGGGACGATGGAATAACGTGGACTCAAGTGATGACCTCGCGTATTGCGAGGCTGGCCAGAAAAGCTCTTGAGCCAAGGACTACCCCCTGCTATAACAGGGTGCGACACAACGATAGCCCAGCCGAACTCTATGGGTCTACAGCTTTTCTGAGGATGCAGCCTCAGTTCATGGTTCAAGTCCAGGCCGCCGGTTACCGCCGAGCGGCCAAAACTTTGTCTGGAACCTAGCACGAACTTCTTGCCACATCAAGAAAATCAGTCCAAATCGGCTGCGCATCGCGCTGAACTTAACCAAAGTCAAGAGCAATTTTAAGGATCGAACCTAATGGGTGCGGTAGCAACGTTCGACTATGAGAAGTGGAACGCGGCTTATCCCGAGTTCGCGAATATCGATGAGGTGCGCGCCAGCATCTTCTGGCAAGAGGCGACGCTCTATCATAGCAACGACGGGACGGGCCTCGTCAACGATCTGGCGCAACAGGAGATGCTGTTGGGGCTTCTCACGGCGCATATCGCATTCTTGCGCGTGGGCACAGTCGGCAATCCATCCCCAGCCTCACAGGGCATCGTAGGGCGCGTATCGAGCGCTTCGATGGGGCCTGTGTCGGTATCGGCGGACTTGCAGGGATTGCCGGGGACGGCGGTGTGGTTTGGTCAGTCCCCGTGGGGGCTGAGTTATTGGCAGGCGACGGCAGTCTACCGCACCATGCGTTATCGCCATCGCCACGGACGCACATTCAGCGGATACTACGGCGGCTACGGGAGTTGGCGGTGAATATCTATATGATCGCCGCGCCTATGATCTCGGCTGTAAAGCCCATCGAGAGCTTCATCGTGGCGCGCCGCCAGGAGATCGTGGACAGCTTCGGGCGCAGTCAGGTCACGACGACACGGTTATCCGCGTCCGGCTCCATCACGCCATCGGGCGACAACATGCTGGCGCGTGATGAAAATTACCAGACTCAGGGCAACACAATAACGATCATCACGGCGTTCAAACTGCGTGGACCGTCCAAAGACGCGTTGTCGCGCAGTTATCAGCCCGACATCATCGAGTGGCGCTGGGGCCGTTACATCGTGGAGACGCTGAACGACTGGAGTGGCGGCGGCGGGGGCATGGTAGAAGCTGAGTGCAAATCAACTGATCTCATGGATCTTCCGCCTGAATGACCGACAGCTCAACGGGCGGCTATCTGACGCCATCTGCAACGCCAGCGCCGTTGCAGGGCGACAGCCTCAACACGTTCGTGCAGCCCATCATTGTGGGCATCACGGGGCTGCCTGGGGCGATGGTGAGGCCAGCATTCCAGACTGAGCCCCCAGATGCTCCAGACGGCGGGACGGCCTGGGCTGCGTTCCGCTACACGTCGCGGAAAACCGACAATTATCCGTTCGTCGGCCACAACACAGACGGCTCCGACACGCTGCGGCGCCACGAGGAAATCGATATCCTCGTCAGTTTCTACGATCTCGGATCGTCCGGCTTGGCTGACCAATACGCCGCGCTACTTCGCGACGGGCTGGCGATCCCGCAGAACCTGGAAACCCTCCGCACTGCCGGAATGGGCTTCGTCTCCTGTGGCGACCTGACGACGGTTCCCGTGATCCTCAAGCAACGCTGGCTCTATCGCGTTGACCTGCCCTTCACCATCCGCCGCGAAATCGTGCGCGTCTATCCAGTTCTAAACCTCCTCACGGCGACCGCAACCGTAACAACGGACGGCGGCGTTACAGTCCACATCGCCACAAATTGAGGCAAACTCTATGGCTTTGACTATCGGCTTGCCGGTAAGCCGTTTGATTTCGGCTACCGTAAATCTTGCGGCTGTGGGCGCGGCTGCGCCAAACTTCAGCACATGCCTGTTACTCGGAACATCAACCGTGGTCAACGTCACGGAACGCTCGCGGAATTACACGTCGCTCGCGGCTGTGGCCACGGACTTTGGGACCAGCGCTGAGGAGTATCTTGGCGCGGTTGCGTGGTTCGGGCAGTCGCCCAAGCCATCGAGCCTGTTGATTGGGCGCTGGGCGAACACCGCCAGCCACGGGCAGCTTATCGGCGGCGTGGTCTCGGCCACGAACCAGCTTATGGCGACGTGGACCGCGATTACAACGGGATCGTTCCACATCAGCCTGGACGGGACCGGCTACGATGTGACCGGCCTCGACTTCCATTCTCAGACAACGCTCAACGGCGTGGCATCCGTGATCACTGCCGGGGTGACCGCTCACGGCGCCACGGTGGTCTGGAACGCCACGTACCAACGTTTCGAGTGCACGCTCACATCCACGGGCATCACCTCAATTGTGACGTTCGCTACGGCGGTATCGCCATCCTCAGGCGTTGACATCTCCTCCATGCTCGCCTGGCGCTCTACGTCGTCGGGGGCCTATCAGGCTTCGGGTATCGCGGCAGAGAGCGCGCTCGCTTGTGTCACGATCTTCGATCAGTACTGGAGCGATCAGTGGTACGGCCTCGTCATCCCCACCGCCACTGACACGGATCATGCGGCCGTGGGCTCGTACATCGAAGCGGCAACCGCCTCGCACATTTACGGCGTGACGAGCAGCGACGGCGCGATCATTACAAGCAGCACGGGCACCAATATCGCCTACACGTTGAAGACTCTCGGCTTGACGCACAGTCTTGTCCAGTATTCGAGCACAAGCTCCCATGCCGTGTTGAGCCTGCTGGCGAGAATCCTCACGACAGACTGGACTGCAAACAATACAGCCATAACGCTCATGTATAAAAATGAGCCCGGAATTACCGCAGAAACCCTAACTGAAACACAGATGGGTTATCTTGAGGGATACAACTGCAACGTATTCGTAAATTACAGCAATAGTACGGCAATCATTGAGCCAGGAAAAGTTTGCAGCGGTGATTATATCGACACGATAATTGGAAGTGATTGGCTGAAAGTCACGATTCAGACCGATCTGTACAATGCGCTGAAGACTTCAACCACAAAAATCCCCCAGACAGACGGCGGCATGCATCAGCTTGCCACGATAATCGAGTCTGACTTGGCCCAGGGTGTCAACAACGGGCTCCTCGCCCCCGGCATTTGGACGGGCTCCAGCTTCGGGCAGATCGTCACGGGCGACTACCTTCCTAAGGGTTATTACGTATACCAGCCCGCGATCTCGTCTCAGTCGTCCACCGCCCGCGCCGCGCGCCAGTCCGTCGCCTTTCAGGTCGCCGCAGTCCTTGGCGGCGCTGTCCACACCGCGTCCGTTGCAATTAACGTTGCGCCGTAATAAGCCAATCTAAGGTATTGAATCATGAGCACATACGCGTTTTCAGACGTGTCCTGCACGCTCCTTGGGCCTGGCGGGACGATCTCTCTTGGCTACGGCGCAGGAACCTCCGACGAGGGCATCAGCATCACGATGCTCGAAGATAAAACCACGATGACCGTTGGGGCCGACGGCTCTATCATGCACTCCCTGCATGCAGGGAAGGGCGCTGACATCGCCGTGCGGCTACTGAAGACCTCTCCGACAAATGCGCAGCTTTCTCAGCTTTATCAGGCGCAGTCCGCGTCGTCTGCACTCTGGGGAAAGAACGTCATCAAAGTTTCCGACACGGCGCGCGGGGATATTGTTGCCGCGACTGACGTGGCCTTTGCCCGTCATGCGCCGTTAACTTACGGAAAAGACGCGAATATGAATGAATGGACGTTCAAGGGCAGTGTTGTCCAGTTGCTCGGCACGGGGGTTAATGTCTGATGGCTGAGTTTACTCTCAACGGCGAAACATATCAGGCGCGCAAACTTTCCGCCATGGAGCAGTTCCATTTGGGCCGCAAGTTAGCTCACGTCCTCTCGTTCCTCGCGGCCCAAGAGGATCGCACGAAGCTCGCAGAGGCGTTCCCACGCGCCTTCACGGCTCTGTCGGGGCACATCGATCAGGCTGATGTGGACGCAGTGTTTAAGGCGTGCCTCGGGGCCACCAGCCGCCGCCAGCCCACGGGTTGGGTCCCCGTCGCGCCGAACGGCGTGCTGATGTTTAATGATATCGATGATCTAAAATCCATGCTCGCCATCGTCTGGCAAGTGCTCCAGGCGAACGGCCTCATTGATTTTTTCGGCGAAAGCCCCTCCGCTTCAGGGACGGGGACGACGGGGGCGATTGGGTAAGCATGCCCGGCGACGAAGACTGGCTGATGGCACCCGTCCTGGCAGGACTGTGCCGATATGAAAGCCTGATCGACGGGACGCTTGGCGTCGCCGACCTCGCCCGGATGCACGATGCGCTTGCCGTGAGGGCCGAGAATGAGCGGCGCGCCCGCGAAAGGATGCCGGACCATGGATAGCGGCGCGCGCACGGTCAAAGACATGACGCCGGAAGTTCTGGAGGCCATCCGTCGCCTCGCGAACACACGCGTCATGGTCGGCATTCCCGCCGAGAATGCCTTTCGCGCTCCAGAGCCAGGGGAAACGGTCACGCCTCCAACGAATTGCGAACTTGGCTATATCAATGAGTTTGGAGATCCTGCGCTCCGCATCCCGCCACGCCCGTTTTTGGTGCCGTCTATGATGGAAATGCAGCCAGAGATTATCTCCAGGCTCAACAAGGCCGCAGACACAGCGCTCGCTGGGCGACCCGATGGCGTCACCAAGGCGTTGATGGCCCTCGGAATGCGCTGCGCCAACGCCGTGCAGTTGAAGATCACGAACGGGCCATTTAAGCCGTTGGCAGAATACACGATCTGGAAGCGCCAGCATCGGAAGCCTCCGCGCATGGGGACGAAGCCGCTAATGGACCTTGGTCATCTGCGGCGCTCGATCACTTTCGCAATCAGAAACATCGGAAAAACACGCTAAATGGCTGATACAATTAAGGAATTCCTTGTCAGCCTTGGGTTCAAGGTCGATGAAAGTTCTTTCCGAAAATTCAAAGATGGCGTCGGCATGTCGTCCGCCGATGTCGCCAAGCTTGGCCTCGCCGCGACCGGGACCGCTGTGGCCGTGGCGGCGGCCGTCGTTAAGATCTCGAAAGAATATGAAAACCTCTATTGGGCCAGCCAACGCACGGGCGCGACGGTCACCAACCTTCAGGCCGTCTCCTACGCTGCCAGCCAGATCGGTTTGAGCGCAGACCAGGGCAAAGGCGCGATTGAGGCTATGGCCGCAAGTATGCGCATGAACCCCGGCTTGCAAGGGCTCGCCACCGCCTATGGTGCCAGCGCGAAAGACCCCGTCGAACGCCTCCAGCAACTCGTCACGGGGATGAAGAAGGCATTCGGGCCGGACGGTTATTTTGCAGCGGCAATGCAGGCGAGCAACTTCGGCATTCCCGAGCCAGTGTTCTTCCAGATGTGGGCGAACATCGACAAGATGAAGGAAGAAGCCGACGACTACAAGAAGCGTGTCAAGGACGTTGGATTAAACACAGAAGAGACCGCAAAGGATTCAAATGCGCTCCAGACTTCACTAAGAAGGCTTGGAAGCGATTTCGATCTGTTAGGCACAGCCATATCCTCAAAGTTTATTGTTCCACTAAAAGACGCTGTGGACTGGATAGATAAAATGATCCTGGCCACAGGGAAGATAACGGCGATGTCTGCGGAACAGCATCACGAAGGCCTTAAAGAGAAGCGAGAGAAATTCAGGTCTGGCATCAATAGCTGGCTTGGAGAAAAGCTATTTCCTGATCTTCCTGAGAGCGAGATGCCGACTCCACCGGCTGCGGCCAGTCCCATGGCGCCACGAGAGAATGCGGACTCCATCCGCGCGCCAGCAAATGAACTTGATGTGATCGCCCAGATTGAGAGCGGAGGCCGCGCCAATGCCAGAACGGGCCGCTACAAAGGCAAGTTCCAGCTTTCTGACGAAGAGTTCCTGAAGTACGGCGGGGGCGACATCTACAATGCGGCGGACAACGAACGCGCGGCGTCGGCCAAACTTGATGCGCAGAAAGCCGCGTTCCGGCGGCGGCATGACAGGAACCCGAGCCTGACCGAGCTATACATGATGCACCAGCAAGGAGAGGGCGGCGCGGAGGCCCACATGGCTCACCCGGAGCGTCCTGCGTGGCTGAACATGTACTCTACGGCTGAAGGGCGCAGACGCGGGCCAGAGTGGGCAAGGAAAGCGATATGGGGAAACGTCCCCGGCGACATGAAGGGTCGTTTCGGCGGAGCGTCGTCGATCACAAGCCATGAGTTCATGGACCTGTGGCACGAGAAGATCGATAGGTTTTCCGCTCGCCTCGGCGGTGGGTCGCGCGGCTGGAACGCCCGGACGGAGCCGACAGACGAGCAGAGCCAGGCGGACACGTTCGCGCGCGGGGCCAAGGCGGAGGCGCCGGACATCACCCAGCACAATAACTTCACGGTTCACATCAACGGCGTGACTGAGCCGGAAAGAGTGCGCGATGCAATGCGCGACGGCGCGCGCGATTGGTCGCGGATCACGGCTGACCAGTTGGCGAAGCGCCAGGACACCATGCGTTAATGAGCAGTTTTCTTAGCGGAGCGCTGACCGGGACCGCAGTCGGTCTTGGCGGGAGCGCCGTCACATCGGCGATCTCCTCGATCTTCGTGAACCCGCGCTCCATCGGAGGCTTTACCGCCGACGTGACGATTGAGGAGCGGCACGAGGACGTGCTGACTGTGACCTCTCATCCCGTGGAGACGGGCAGCACGATCTCGGACCACGCCTATCGGCAACCGAGTAAGGTCACGATCCGCTGTGGCTGGAGCAACGCGAGCATTGGCGCTATCGTCGGCACGGTTACGTCTCTGCTTAGCGGCTCATTCGACACGAATTACGTCAGAACCGTCTATAACAATTTCCTGACGTTGCAACAATCGCGCCAGTTATTCGACGTACTTACCGGGAAACGCAACTATAACAACATGCTCATAACGCGCCTGAGCATCGTCACGGACGCCACCAGCGAAAACGCCCTCATGATGACCTGTGAGTGCCAGGAGATAATACTGGCGACCACGCAGACGGTAAAGGTCGGGAGCACGAGCAGCGGTGGGACCAAGGCGCTTACGCCAGCGCCGACGTTCAGCAGCAAGACGCCGACGTAAAAAGGCCCGGCATGAACCGGGCCTCCATGCTTACGCCGCTGATCCCATCTTTTGCAGAACGTCCTTGGACCACTTCACCTGGGGTACTGGAGTTCCGCTGTTGTGTTTCTTGTTGGTGTCAAAAATCCGGCTGTATTTCTCTCCGGCCTCAGTGGGTACCCACTGTTTTCCAGAAGGGTTTGTCTGAAGACCTGCCTCCACAAGCATTTTGTTGATCTTCATGCCGCTTAAGCCATTCTCCATCTTTCCAAGGTCTGTTGGTGTGTACCAAATCTGTTGGCTTTCAGATTCGATATGCGTGATCGCCGTGGTGGCCCGAATGTCCACCCCATGAGCGGCTTTGGCGGCGTTGCAACCAGCGAGGAAGGCAGCGTTGATGTCCATTTTGAGTGTGCGCTGGAGCAAGTCAGCATAGCCTGAGGCTGTTGCCATGGCGGACTCCTGAACAATGCGGGTCGTCTCTGCCTGTGTGCGAGCAATCTCAGTCTGTGCACGGTTAATCTCGGCGGCGGCGCGGGCGCGGTCAATGGCCACCTGCTCTTTCGAGCGGCGGTTGCTGATGCGTTTGACTGGCGGCGCCTTAAGTTCCGCCTCCATTGCATTGAACGCGGCGATGTATGCAACCTTCCACCTAACGGCCTCCTTTCCGGTGAAGCCCATCGCCAGATGGACAAATCCATCGCGGTTCATGAGGTAATGCGAAGTGGTCTCTCCAGTTAAGTCTTTGATTTTAAACGACGCAAAATTGCGTTCAATGATTTCAATGGGTTGCCGCGCGTCCTCCTGAAGAGAGCGAATTACATCGCGGATGGCACGAATTACATCAGCGTGGCGCTTTCCAAAGCGAGCAGCCACATCGCGGCTGTCCACCGTTGGATCTCCACTAGGGCCGATGGAAAGGGTTACAGCGGCAGTGGGAATTGATGGTAAATTCCGGGTAGCGCCGTCAGTGGAATATGTCGTATGCTTACTAATGTCCTCAGACATAAATTTGTCCTTGTGGTTGATGGATAGGCTCGGCCCAGAGATTTAGCCCTCGGGTCGAGCCATTAATTGACAACGTTTGACATTGGTGATAGATAATTACCACTGCAATATGCAGCGGTCAACAACCAATCGCGAACATTGGAGATTATTTTCCGTGAAAAGATCAACAAACATTGGAATTCGTGTGTCGCCGGAGGTTTCCGAACTGGCGAAGCAAGCAGCAACTATCGATAGCCGATCAGTATCTGCCATGGTGGAGAGATTGCTGATTGCGCACTTGGTGACGTTGGAACTATTGACCGCAGACGCAGCCAAGAAGGCGGCATCACGCACAGGCTCTTGCGCCAGATAAGCCACGCATCCCCTCATCACGCACACGCGAAAAAGACAGAAGCCGCCCACTTGGAGCGGCTTTTTTGTTGCCAAAAACCTTAGAAAGACACCCACTTGGCCGCATACGAGATCCCGCTCAGTTCGACAGATCAGGTTTTCCAGATTCCGTTGGGCGGCGTCACCTACACGCTTACGTCGAAGTGGTGCGCGCCAGCGAACGCGTGGACGCTCGATATCGCCGACGCAAATGGGGTTGCGCTCGTGAGCGGCATCCCGCTTGTCACGGGCGTCGATCTGCTGGAGCAATACCAATATCTCGGCATCGCGGGCCAACTCGTCGCGCAGACTGACGGCGACACGTTCGCGGTTCCGACGCAGGCTAACCTTGGCACGGGCGGGCGGCTCTATTTCGTGATCGCCGATGGCGCGGCATCGACCCCGGCGCCAGAGGTCATCACATACACGCCGATGTTCACGCGCGGCGTCCAAAATTTCGATCCTGACCTGCAATCCATTTCTGATCTGACGACTGTCGGCATTGCTGTCAGGGGCGCCAATTCAGCATGGACAACCACTGACGCCGTCATGGGCATCAGCGTGCGCGACTATGGCGCCGTGGGGGATGGGACCACGCATGATGCGGCGGCGTTCCAGGCGGCTCTAAACGCAGCAGCGTCATCCACCACGACCAAAACGGTCCTCGTGCCACACCGGCCAAATGGCTACATCCTGGAGGCTACCGTTTCTGTTCCGGCCGGTGTCACGCTGTTGGGGGAAAACCGCAAAGGTGGAGAGACTAGCCGCATCAAGCCCGCAAGTGGTTTCTCAGATCCTCTTATCCAAACGCAGGGATATGGGACGGGACGTATACTGAGGCCGCAGGTTGTCGGGTTGTTTCTCGACGGATCAGGGACAACGCTCACTGCCATGCAACTCATGATGCAAGAGGGCATCGTCAGAGATTGCACTATAAAGAATTGCTGGACATATGGAATTCACATGTCTGGCTATGGTAGCGGGATATCACAGCAAGCCCTAAACAATCTGCTAGAGAACAACTACGTTGCAGGGGAAGGCGGGACCACCTTCTATGATGGTATATTTATAGATTATCATTGCGCAGACACCACGTTCAGAGGGAACTATGTAGAAACCGCGACGAATTCTTGCATAAGGTCTCGCGGATTCAATGATATGGTTGTTGGAAATCACCTATACAACGCACCAAATCTTTATAAGTCTGAAACAAGTTGCGATAAGTTAATAATTGGCAACTATCTTGAAAATAGCACAGGATCAGCGATAGACATAGCTGGAGGCTCCAGTTCTGACAGTACGCTAAGTGCAGCCATTGGCGGGAATACATTCAGGAACATAAACAAAGGTGGATCGTCGAGCGGAATAATAACCGTTTCTGGTAGCAACATTGACGCGTTGACCGTCATCAATAATACCCTGCGCAGAGACGGAGCAACGTCATACACGGCTCCTTATCTTGTGTACTTTAATGGAATTTCTCCTGCAACCAGGAGAGTAGTAGGCAACATTTGGCAATCCGGCGTCATAACAACGGCGGAGAGCAATCTACCAGCGGATTTCCAGCCGTGGGACGCGGAACTCACCGCGCTGGCGGCTGTGACCTCAGCGGCGGACATGGTCCCGTACTTCACTGGATCGGGAACGGCGGCCACAACCAGCTTCACAGCATCTGGGCGCGCCCTTACCGGGTTGACCGGCGCGGCCGACAAAGTCCCCTATTGGACGGCGGCGGGAACGGCATCCACAGCCGACTTCACAGCCGCTGGGCGGTCTGTAGTCGGAGCCGCCAATGACGCGGCGCAGAGAACTGCGCTTGGGCTCGCCATCGGCACAAACGTCCAGGCACACAGTTCTGAACTCGATGCAGTCGCAGCCATCGCTACTACGGGATTTGTCCAGCGCACGGCGGCTAACACATGGTCTGCGACTACGCCTCCGGGGGCTCTACTTGGGATACTCCAGGATCAAAAAGCACAGAACACGGCCGGTGGGACGTTTACACATGGCGGATGGCGGACGAGAGATTTAAACACTGAAGTACACGACCGCAATTCCATTCTCTCGATATCAGGTAACGAGTTTACAATATCTGCGGCAGGCTCATATGAAATTGAGTGGAGGGCCTCCGCCTATTGTTGTGGGACACATCAATCAAGGCTTTATAATGTGACAGATGCGTCTGTTGTCTCTGTTGGAGACACTGCCGCGTCATACATCACTGGGTACACCACCACGCCCTCATCCGGAATAGCTCAGTTAACAATAGCCTCAGCAAAAACATTCAGGATTGAGCATGCTTGTTCTGCAACGTCAACAACGTATGGTTTCGGGTATCCTGGTAACCTTTCTACCGAAATATATACATCTGTTACAGTCAGGCAAGGTTGATACATGTCTGATCAATGGATTAGGAAGATTGGCCTTGTTGTTACGGCTGGCGAAAATGGTCTAGACCTGTCTAATTTGCATATAAGATTTAAGACCCAAGCAATGAACGAGTCTGCGCCGAATACAGCGTGGATCAGAATATATAATCTTTCGACAAATACCGCTCTGAAAATTCAGAAAGAATATCAGGAAGTAAGCCTGCAAGCTGGATACGAAAATGGTAATTACGCCATCATTTTCAAAGGCCAGATTATGCAGGTTAAGATTGGGCGCGAAAACAACGTAGACTCTTATGTTGATATCATTGCCGCCGATGCTTTGCTTGCATATACATTTGGGTTTGTCACCAAGGCTTTGGAGTCGGCCTCTGTTGACGACAGGCTAAACAGCATCACGACGGCCCTCAAAGAAAAGGGCGTAACCTTGGCGCCCGATGCGGCCGCGACGATAGGCAAGAGCAAATTCGGCGGAGTACTCCCGCGAGGGAAAGTGTTGTGGGGGCTGGCCGCACCTTTGCTTAACGATCTCGCTGAGAGCACGCAGACGGTTTGGAACATCCAGAATGGCGTGCTCACATTCACCGAGCGTTCAGGATATCGCCCCGGCGAGGCTGTGAAGATCAACTCCGAAACCGGCATGGTCGGCGTGCCTGAGGCCACAGAGCAGGGCATTGAGATTAAGACATTGCTCAACCCCCTGATCGGCATTGGCGGCCGCGTCGAGATCAACAACTTTGACGTCAACCAGACTAGCGTTACGAGATTTGCATATAAGCAAGCGCCGCCGATGTACGCGAATGTGACAAACGACGGTATTTATAGAGTATTAGTTGCCGAGCACTCCGGCGATACTCGCGGCCAAGAATGGTACACGCAAATAGTTTGCCTCTCACTTGACGGCTCTTCATAATGGATAGACGCGTTAGAATTGACAACGACCTGATTAAGTTTCAGGCGTTGCTAAAATCATGGCAGTCGAACATCTTTACGGCGTTGCCTGGCATCTATCAGGCTGCGGGTAAGGGCAACCAAACCGCCAACGTTCAGCCATCCGTGAAGGCCAAGGTGCTCGGACAGGACGGCTCATGGAGCGACATGTCGTTGCCCATGTGCATCAATTGCCCGGTTGTCTGGCCAGGCGGCGGCGGCTTCCAGCTCACGTTTCCGCTGTCCAAGGGTGACGAGGGGCTGATCGTCTTTGCCCAGCGCTGCATCGATAGTTGGTGGGAGTCTGGCGGCATCCAGTCCCAAGCAGAGATGCGGATGCACGATATCTCGGACGGCTTTTTCATCCCGGCGATGCTCAGCCAATCGAAGGCGCCCGCCACGGCAGCCAGCACGAGCACGGTGCAACTTCGGAGCGGCGACGGCGCCACGTACATCGAAGTGGCGGCGGGAAACCTCGTGAACGTCCACGCCAGCGCCGGGACTACGATCACCGGCCCGGTCACAATCACTGGTCCCCTTACACTGGGCGGCACGATTTCGGGAACTGGCGGCGGCCCCATCTCGGGCAACCTTCGTATGTCGGGCGACGTGCAGGCGGCCAGCGTGAGCCTTGCCTCGCATATTCACGGCGGCGTCCAGGCGGGCGGCGGGAACACGACAGGACCAATTTGATATGCGTGTCAGAGCACTCGACGAAACCGGCGACATGACGTTTGGTCGGGGCTCCGGCAATTTCCTCGTGGACACCCCTGCGGCAGTCGCCCAATGCGCGAAAACGCGTCTCGGCTTAATACAAGGCGAGTGGTATCTCGACAAAACAGCCGGGACGCCCTGGAACACCAAGGTTTTGGGGACCGGCACAGCCGCGACCCGTGACATCGCGGTCAAGCAAGTGGTGCTCGGGACGCCGGGAATGCTGTCGATTGACACGTATTCAAGCACTATTGATCCTGTAACGCGCAAATTTTCCGTAAACATGGACGTAACTACGCAATACGGCACAACAACAATCTCCACCACGGTTTGATCCATTGACAATCCCTGTTCCAGTGCTCTCGGCTACGGGGCTGTCCGTGCCGAGCTACGCCGACATATTCACGGCATATCAGAACGATTATATGGCGATATTCGGATCTGACGCGGTATTGACCGCTGATTCTCAGGACGGACAGTGGTTATCCGTCCAGGCGCAAGCCCATTTCGATCTGTGCCAAGTCTGTCTGGCGGTTTACAATTCGTTTTCGCCAGCAACGGCGCAGGGCGCGGCGTTGTCGTCTGTCGTCAAAATCAACGGCATCGCGCGGAAAATCCCAACGGCAAGCACGGCGACTGTGACGATTGTTGGCGTTGCTGGGACCACGATTACTGGCGGCCTCATCGGTGACAACCAAAACCTCGGAACGCAATGGGCGCTCCCGACGACCGTGACCATTCCTGGCGGCGGATTAATCACGGAGACGGCGACCTGCACAACATCGGGCGCCGCGTCCGCCGCGCCTGCGACACTGGTCAATATCCTGACACCCACGGCTGGCTGGCAGAGCGTCACGAACGCCGCCGCTGCGACCCTTGGCGCGCCCACAGAGAGCGATGCGGCGCTGCGCACACGCCAGACCGTCTCCACGTCATTGTCGGCGCTGACGGCACTAGACGCCATTTGGGCGGCGGTAGCAAACACGGCTGGCGTTGGCCGCACCATCGTTTACCAAAACAACACGGGTGCGGTGGACACAGCCGGCCGCCCGGCGCACTCGGTAACGGTCGTGGCTGAGGGTGGCGACATGGATCTGATCGCGGCAGCAATCGCGGCGAAAAAGGGACCGGGGCCAGCGACTTACGGCACGACTTCACGCACGGTTATCGACGCCAAAGGTGTAGCTGAGGTCATCAACTATTATCAGCTTACGGCGGTCCCGATCACGCTCACGATCAACATCAAGGCGCTGACTGGTTACCTCTCGACCACCGGCGATATGGTGAAAGCGGCCGTTGCGGCATTTATCAACACGCTCAGCATTGGCGAGACCTGCTATCTCAACCGGCTATACGCCCCGGCCAATCTACGCGGCGACGAGGCCTTGGCCGCCACGGGATACACACAAGCCGCTCTTGAGGCGTTGTCAGAGACCTACAACGTCTCCAGCATCCTGCAATCCCGCACGGGGCCGCCAGCCGCCTCGGATGTCGCTATGACGTTCTACGAGGCTGCATCGTGCGTGGTGACTGACATCACTGTCGTGGTGACAACGTGACGGCAGACATCACTCCATGGACGTCGCTCGTAACAAGCGAGTTCTCCGAAAAGCCAAAGTTTATGGCGACGCTGGCAGTGGGCCTTCAGCCGCTCGCCGAGATGCGTGATCTCTTGCTGAGCCTTCCATCCGCGTTCGATGTTGACAACGCCGTGGGTGCGCAACTCGACGCCGTAGGGCTGTGGGTCGGCGTAACCCGCACATTGCCCAACGAAATCTCCGGCGTGTACTTTTCCTTCGACACGGATGGCCTCGGTTGGGACGAGGGCACATGGTGGGCGCCAGGTGATCCCGCAACCACTCTTATTTCCCTGCCCGATGATGCCTTCAGAACATTCATAAAGGTCCGTATCAGCTCCAATCACTGGGATGGCACCACTTCTGGAATTTACGCCGCATGGGACGCCCTGCTCGCGAGTACTGGTCTTTCGGTTCTTGTCGAGGATACTCAGGATATGGCGATGAACCAAGTTCTGATTGGCGGCACTCCTGACGTCATCACGTCAATACTATTCGAAGGCGGATATTTTGACTTAACTCCAGCCGGTGTATTGGTAAATTCAGTAGTTGGCTCCTACCCCCCCTCCGCGCCCATTCTCTTTTCTACCGCCGCATTCGGCGAAGCGACATTTGGTGAAATCTAATCATGGCCACGCCACAGCTTTACGATCTTGTCAAGATGACAACTGCAACGACGGGGGCTGGCACGTTGACGCTCGGGTCTGCCGTCGGCACATTCCGCTCATTTGCTACGGCGGGAGTCCCAACCGGAACTACGGTCAGATATGCAATCGCTGATCCAGGGTTGGCCCCGACACAGCGGGAGTACGGAACCGGCGTCTACACGGCCGCAGGGACAACGCTCACACGCGTTCTGGGCGGCTCCAGCACAGGGGCGCTGCTCAATCTCAGCGGGGCGGCGCACGTCGCTATTGCGCCAATGGCCGAGGACCTCCTTCCCTACGTGGCGACGCGGGCGGATATCGCGACCTCGGTCATTCACACTCCCACGTTCACAACGCCAGATGGAGCCCCTTGGATACATGGCACGTCCTCTGGCCCGATGGCCATTCAGGACGCCACGGGGCAGTGGTGGCAGCTCGACCTCTCCAGGGGGGCGTGGCTTGAGTGGTTCGGGTGTGTGCTAGACGGCGTTACGGACGACTCCACTGCATTGACCGTTGCGCTAAACAGTGGATCAAAAGTGCTTTTCGCAATATCGGGCCACGTATGCTATTGCGCTTCGGCAATAACGATCCCTGTTGGTGTAACGCTACACGGGTTTGGCTTCATCGCCGGTACTGTTGTTACAACTGGGTTTGAGCTTCTCTTCGCAGCATCTGTGGCGACATGCGTCACGCTGGCGGGAACCGCAGGAAGTACGGGTTGCGGATTGCGTGGCGTCGTTGTAAGGCGCACAGGAACACCCCCGTCGGGGTCAATTGGCGTCAAGTTAAGTGACGGCTATAACTCAATTTTAGAAGACGTTGCAAGTTATAACCATGCTATCCCGTACTATTTTGACGGGAACAGCCAGGGTATCTGTTGCCATCCGCATCGTATATATTCTGGCGGCGCAACTGACTCCCATGTAGTTATAAATAATTTCCCGGAGGTGCGGTTCAACCAATGCCGTTTCGGGACGAATGGTACATTTGATGTTTACTGCAACGCTTTTGTAAGATTTATAGGAAGTCTGTGGAATACAATAACACTGGCGAATTGCCAATTTAGCCAAGGGCACACTCTTGGGCACAACATGTGTGGGACTGTTCTTGATTATGTCTCATGTACATCACAAAATCAGATTGTCCAATTATCAGACTGTTATAGCGAAAATACTACCAATTTTTTAACGACTGATGCCGCGACAACATATATACACAAATTATCATTGTCTAACACCATGTGTGGGGGAAGTTCAGACCCAATAGAATTTTTCAACATTAACGCTGCGACAACAATAAATACGCTTCAGTTAGGTAACTGCATTGTAAATTATCCGCTTACGTTTGCGCCTGCACTTAATTTTTATGAATTACTTGCTAGTGGGACATGGTTTCGCGCTGCGGTTTCTATAACTGGTGGCGGCACAGGTACATCACGTTGCGCAATTTCAGGTTGTGGATTTACTGGCAATCTGACTGTCGCGGGGGCGTTTGCGTCTGCGTCATTTGGTGGGGAGATTTCCGGAACTGTAACAAACACAGCAACTACACCGGTAGAACTTGACTTCCCGAACGGAAAATGTTGGACCAGTTTCACACCAACTATATCATTCGGCGGAGGGGCAACCGGCGTAACATACTCTGTGCAATATGGCAGATATAGAGTTATCCAAGGTGAGATCCGCCTTGAAGTTCAAATTAATCTTACATCCAAAGGCACATCCACAGGAACGGCAAGGTTAGAAGGGCTTCCGTTTACGGCTAGCGCATCACGAGCCGTAGCGGGCATGGGCGGAACCGTGGGGCTGTATTCTAATATGGCGAGTCTAACCAGTGTCCCTGTAATATCTGTCAACAGCTCAACCACGAACGCCACATTTTCACGCTTTACTTCCACCGATTCAGTGGGGCTTACCGACGCAAACTTCACCAATACGACCATTATACAAGTGCAACTTTCGTATTCACCGTCTTAACATCTTCTCCGGGCTAAACCCCGGAGTTTCCAGCGCGCAAGGATTGATGAAATTCTGTCGCCCAAGAAAGCAATCCCATGACCGTTGATTTTCTCCCGTTCGCGAACGACGCCAGCGCCGCGAATGTCGTCACGCAAGCCGACTATCTGGCGGCGGCGTCTGGCTCTGGTTACGTCCAAAATGGGTTTCCATCTGGGCGCGCGGACAGCAACAAAGCCAACAAGGCGATCCGTCAGTCATCGGTGATGGTTGCGGCTCTCGCCCAATTCATCTCGGCGAAGTTGAGCGCCAGCGTGCTCGACAGCGGTGGCGCTGCGTCCGTGACCGCGATCCAGGCGCAGTTGGCGGCAGTGCTGGCTCAGGCTGAGATCACGAGTGGGACGATCACCGGGATCACAGATTTGGCTGTCGCCGATGGCGGAACGGGCGCCAGCTCAGCATCTGGCGCCCGCACAAATCTTGGATGCGGATCGATCGCGACGCAGGATTCCAGCGCGGTCTCGATCACTGGAGGATCAGTTGGCAGCGCTGTTGCTCTCGGCATGTTTCCGGCTGGGACCGCGCTGCTCTTCGCGCAAACGGCAGCGCCTGCGGGATGGACCAAATCAACGACGCACAATGACAAAATGCTGAGGATCGTGTCCGGAACTGCGGGCTCTGGCGGATCGGCGGCGCTGAGTACAGCGTGGTCCTCAGTTGCACTGAGCGGCACGGTTGCCGGGCACACGCTGACGGTGACGGAATTGCCGTCTCATACGCACTCGGGGACAACGAGCGGTCAGAGTGCGGACCATCATCACAGCCTCCCCGTGACCACATCGCCCTATGTCTGCAACGGCTCCGGCGCAAATTTCGCCATTGTCGGCGCAGGCACATCTGGCGGAACGAGCAATGACCACACTCACAATATCACAACAGACGGAGGAACTGGAGGCGGAAGTTCTCATACCCACGGGCTGAGCATCAATTCATTTACAGTAACTCCCGCGTATGTCGATGCGATTATTTGTGTTAAGAGCTGATATGAGAAAACAAATACCTGCCGGGCCTGACGACGAAACTTGTTTTCGTGATGGCCGCCCATGCTCAGAGACTTGCTACGCCAATGGGCGAAAATGTGTGCTGTGGTCTCAGTTCAAGGGCAGAGACGCCACAGGGCAAGAGATCGATGGCTGGTACTGTTCGCAGGCGCTACTTCCGCAGCTCATGCTCGAAGTCGCGCAACAGACGCGCCAGGGAGCCGCTGATATTGTCGCGCGGGTGAAGGAGAGCACGGAGGCCACGGAGAATTTTCACGGAGCGATGGCGCAGCCTAGGATCGAAGTGCAGTCTCTGCCTGATCTGGCGAAAATGCTGCAAATCTCAGCGAGCTGAGCGCTCGTCGATCCGTGCGAGCAGCTTCCAGCGCAGCGCGTTCGCCTCGGCGTTCTGTGTGTTGCGGGACAGAGCGTTCGCGGCCAGCAAAAGCTCCCGTTCGCTGAGAAAAACCATGAACGTTCTGGAAGTAACGCGATGAATTAGCTTAACAAATATGCTCATTTTCCTACCGAAATCTTGGGGGTCAATGAGGCATTATGCGCCGTTAGCGGAAGAAAAGCAAAGGGCCCGGCGATGAACCGGGCCTCCGCGCTTAATGACCGTTAATGGGTTCTGGTGTAGGATCGTTCATAGCCTCAGGCATAAAAATATCCTCGTGGTTGATGGTCAGACCCGGCTTTGGTGCTGATACGCCTCGCCGGGTCGCTGCATTTGTTGCGCATTGATAGACGATTACCAGCGCGCGCTGCCCTGGGATGGGGCGTAAGAGAGCTGGCGCAGGCAGCCCAAGTCGGCACCATGACTGTTGTTCGATTTGAGAACGAGAAGGGCGGGTCAATATGCTCAACCATAAAGGCGATGAAACGAGCATATGAGGATCATGGCGTTTCCTTTTCCGAAGACGGAAGCGTCCGGCCTCCAACGCCAAATAAGAAATCGAACTGAGCAAAATAAAAGCCGCCCAATCCTGAGCGGCTTTTTTGTTGTCCACTTCCCCGGCGATCAGGCTTTCTTGCCCTTCTTGATCACGGCGTCGCTTCCTGTTCCGGCGCGGCGCTGACCAAGGCCCATGACTTTGGCGAGCTGTGATCTTGCGGCGGCATATACTGGGGCAACCATGGGATATTCTGCGGGAAGGCCCCATTTCTGCCTGTATTCATCAGGAGATATGTTGTAATGCGTGCGCAAATGCCTTTTGAGAGACTTGAACTTCTTGCCATCTTCTAGACAGACGATGTAATCCGGCGTCACTGACTTCTTGATAGCGACGGCGGGAACCAGTTCCACCTTCGGCTCAACAGCGCCATTGACAGCCGCCGCGATCAATGACGCATGCACGGACGCGATGAACTCCGGCAGCTTTTCCGCGACGATGGTGTTATGGGAAACGTAGGCAGAAACGATCTGCGCCGTTAACGCTGACAAACCGCCTTCAACTTCCAAATCTTCGATAATATCGCTCACTTTGAGCCCCCTTAATCTGTTGTGTTTCGTGGTTGTTACGCACAGTATTCAGGGGGTTTTTCTTTGTCAACAGAAAACCTCCTTCACGCGGCAGGAAAACATGAAAACTTCTCAATCCGGTATTGATTTCATCAAGATCGTCGAAGAAGGAGACCTTGCGCATCTCGATAAAGTTCCACCTCCCAAGCTGCATGCTTATAACGACGGCGTGGGCGTCTGGACTATCGCGTGGGGGTGCACGGAAGGTGTCCGCAAAGGCATGGTAATTACTGCGGCGCAGGCTCAGTTAATGATTGAGGCTGAACTACGTAAGTTTGAGATTGCTGTAGGAAAACTTGTTAAGGTTCCGCTTAATCAAGGGCAGTTCGACGTGCTTGTGAGCTTTTCCTACAACGTTGGCGTCGGCGCGCTGGGGGGCTCGACGCTGCTCAAGAAGCTCAACGCTGGCGACTATGCGGCGGTCCCATCCGAGTTGCTGAAATGGGATCACGGCGGCGGCAAGGTCATGCCTGGCTTGACGGCGCGGCGCCGGGTGGAGGGCGAGCGCTGGCGAACGGCGACGGCCCATCATGTCCTGGCCGAAACTCCAGTTCCCGCCCAGCCTATCGCGGTTCCCGCTGAGCCTTAAAAACAGTCGATGATTTTATAGACATTCATTGACAAACATGTGCATGCATGCCAATGTCTGCGCATGAAACTTTCTGTTTGGGCCGAAAGGCAAGGCATTTCCTACAAGACTGCGTGGCGCTGGTTTAAAGCCGGGACGCTTCCTGTGCGCGCAGAGCAAATGCCATCTGGAACCGTGATTATTTACGAAGATGAAGCGCCATCCGCTGCGGTTGCGCTGTACGCTCGCGTCTCCAGCCATGAACAGAAAGATCAACTTGCGGCTCAGCTTGGTAGATTGTCGGAATACGCCAGCAAAGAAAAGCTTGTCGTCATTCGGTCCATAAGCGAAATCGGCTCAGGACTAAACGGACACCGTCCCAAGCTTATGAAGCTTTTGCGTGATCCTGCGATCTCGGCGATTGTCGTTGAGCATCGCGACCGGCTTATGCGATTTGGCTCCGAATACGTCGATAGCGCGCTTGCCGCGCAGGGGCGCCGCATCATCGTCGTCAACGTGGACGAGATGAAAGACGATCTCGTCCGCGACATGATCGAAGTGCTCACATCCTTCTGCGCTCGCCTCTACGGACGCCGGTCATCGAGAAATCGCGCCAAGAAGGCTGTTGAAGCCATCGAGAGTGCATCCGATGACTGAAACATCGATTTTCACCTACAAGGCCCGCGTCCACGTAACGCCCGAACAGGATGCGCTGCTCTCGGCGTGGGCGGAATTGCATGGCCGTGCCGAACGGCGCTTCGCGAGCGCGTTTCTGCGCGGAGAAAAGCTTTCATCAGCGCACTGCCTGTTCAAGTCGATCCGCGACGAGATGGGCCTTTCTGACCGCAACGCTGGCGCGGCGCTCGTTTCCGCTGACGGCAAGGTCCAGGCTGCGAAGGAGGCCCGCAAGCGTCACGTCTCCGATCTGCAAGGCAAAATCTCGCGCGCCGAAAAGGTTTTGGCTAAGCCACGGAAACAGCGGCCGATGAAACCGGACGTGATCCACCAGAAGCGCCGCCGTCTAGCCACGCTGCGCGCCCGGCTCTCTGCGATCCAGACGGAGATGCGCCCCAAGTTGGTTTTCGGCTCCCGCAAACTGCTTCACGCGCAATTCGATCTCGCGGCCAACGGGTTCGCCAATCATGCGGAGTGGCGGAAAGCGTGGCTGGCGGCCCGCTCCGGCGAAATTATGATCACCGGCCGGAACTCCGAGGCTTCCGGAAACCTGACATGCCGCGCCAGCTTCGACGGCGACGCCTTCGCGCTGACGCTGCGCGTCCCCTATGCGCTCGAAGCCCAGTTCGGCAAGCACCTGCGGCTCGACGGCGTCAACTTCCACCACGGCGCAGACGCCATCCTTGCGGCGATCTCGGCGCCGGAGACGCCCTCGACCAAGAGCCAGAAGGCGACCGCGCCCGTCACTTGGTGCTTTGTCCGCCCTGACGATGGCAAAGGTTGGCTGGTCTACGTCTCGACGCACGTCAAGGCGGCGCCGGTTGTCACGCGTCGCGAGATGGGCGCCATCGGCGCAGACTTCAACGCGGACCACATCGCCGTTTCGGAGATTGACCGCCACGGCAATCCGCTCCCGACTCGATGCAAGCGAATTGACCTCGTCACGCGCGGCAAGACGGCGAACCAACGCAGGGAGCTTGTCCGCGTCGCAGCAAAGGAGATTGCGGAGCACGCCCGCGTCGTCGGCAAGCCGGTCGTCATCGAAAAACTAGATTTCGCCGAGAAGAAACGCGCTCTTGAGGCGGTTGACACGCGCCGGGCTCGCATGCTTTCCGCGCTGACCTACTCGGCATTTGCCCAAGCACTGCGCGCGGCCTGCTTTCGCGCTGGCGTCGAAGTCATCGAAGTCAACCCCGCGTGGACCAGCGTCATCGGCGCTGTGAATTACGCAACAAAAACAGGTTTATCCGTCCACCTTGCGGCTGCTGTGGCAATCGCAAGACGTGGACTGTCTTATCGTGAGACTGCAGTTGGCCGCTCGGCGAAAACGCCGAACGGTCGCGGCGGCCATGTCACCTTCGCGCTACCGGATCGGAATCGTGCGAAGCATGTATGGTCGCATTGGGCCGCAATTTCACGAGCAAGGCAGGCGGCGATTAAATCGCATTTCCTGTCGCTTCGAAAGAGGCGAACAGCGGACAAGTCCTTGGATGAAGACCGCAAGTTCTTACAGGAATTCATGGCTGCGACGCCATGCGCTAATCGTGCTCAAAGCGGTTCGGAGCGCGTCCATGCCCAATGAGATATTTGGCTATGGTTTTAGGAACCCTGACTAAAGCGGCTGCGCCCAGGCTTCGGGGCCGAGGCACAGCCTACCACCAACCAGCACGGAGATGCTGATCAGATGGCAGTTCGAGATATATCGTGTACGACTGAAAAAGTCACTGAAGAAAAAGTGAATGCATTTCCTGTGAATAGGACGTTGTCCTTAGCGTCAGCGTCAGCATTTGGAATGTTTGTTCTTGGTTGCATATGGTGGTTTGTTCGAACCGACTATGTGAACGAGGGGCTGATGCCCGCTAAAGCGTATCAGCTCAATGATGTAAAGGACGGCGTGGCGAAACTTGACGACAGGCTCAAGGGGTTTTCGGCGCTGACGGATCGACGATTGGAAAACCTGCAAAAGGACGTTCAGTCTCACGGCGAGCAGTTGTCGGCTGTGCGCGCCGCCCAGGAGCGGACGAACTCGACGCTGGACGCCCTGACGTCGGCGATGTTGCGGACGGCTCCTACCACCACGCCGATGCCGAACCATCGGACACAACCACACGTAGAGCCAACACGGGCGGCTGACAAAAGCCGCTAACACAACACTCGGAATTGGCCACGGGCCGCGACAATCCGCGCCTCAGATGTCGCCAAGGAAACTGGAAGCTCCGGGCTTTAGCCCGGAGAGTGGTCACTGAGCCTGCGTTAAGTTTGTCAGCCTCACAAATTCCCCAAACGGCGTCGCCTCCCGGCGCGGTGATCTCGGCATCCACGGAACGCCAGCGGCGATCTTTGCCAGCCTTTCGTGGTCGGCAGGATCGTCTTCCGACCAGCGCTCTCCAGCCTCAACCGAAATGGATACGGGACCAACCGCGTCGCGGAGTTCGGCGGCAATGCTCGATATCGGCCGGACGCCAAGGATATCTGCCCCGGCGCCGTCTTCAGGGAGATAGACGACGGCATGGGCGATCCTTCCCAAGATGGTGTCGCCGCGACGCCTGAAGATCGCCATGGGTGAGGCGGTCTCCAGCGCCACAGCGTTCGCCAAGTCGTAGCATCCGCCAACCGCGAAGTTTCTGATTAGGCCATAAAGCCAAGCTTCCTGATCGACGCCGGACGACGCCCAATAGTCGCGGTTATCGAACATTGACCATTCTACGAGCTGGGATAGGCCGACACGCTCAAGCGTTAGCCAGCGGGAAACTTCGTCTGTAGCGGGGGCGATGGTCATGACGTCACCGCCTTCGCAGTCGCCTTCCTGTCCCGCACCTTCCCCGTCCCACCACACGCACCACACGAGGGCGAGCCGCCAGCGTCGTAATAACCGCTCCCGCTGCAAGCTGTGCAGGTGACCATTTTTACGCCGTGCTCTCGGTCGTAGCGCTCTTTCCGGGCGGCTTTGCGGTCTTGATAGGTTTCGGTCATGCCAGCCCCCTAAGCTTCGCCACAGGCACATCAATCAGCCTCGCGAAAGCCTTCAGCGCTTCGGAGCATCGACGGCCGCCCCACATGTCATCAGGCGGACACGACGCAAGGAATACGGCGACGGTGGTCAGGTCTTCGATGCGTTCGTGGGCAAGATCCTCGACGGAGCGGGTGTGCAGCGGTGGTTCGCCGTTGCGGCCGATGTAGCGGTCTGCCGTGCGTGTTGTTGTCTTGCTCATGCCGTCACCTCCCAGACGACGCCAAACGTGGATGGTTCTCTCTTCTCTTCCCTGAACCTGCGCCCGGCGCCTATCTTGATGTATCCTCCGCGATCTTTACCAGCCCATCCTTCGCGGGTCGCAATGCTTAGAGCCAGATAGACCGCGCTGTCTTCAAGATCAAGACTATGCTCATGGTTCAACTCCGCAGTGATTATGGTGCCGCGCTTGTGTTCCGTTGGGCTGAGGACGGAGGGAAGCAAATCAATGATGTCTTGGATGTTCATGCCGTCACCACGGCCGCAGCCGCGTCCTTCTCGATTTCCCGAAGCTTCGCCCGTATCAGGTTGGCGGCGGCTATGGCGCGGGTCTTGCCGCTTTCTCCGCCGTGCATTCCCGCGTTGAAGGCTGCCAGCCAGTATCCACCAGAACACTTCTCTACCCAAATGGCTCCCTCCCCAATATCTTTCCTGAGAATACCTCCGAGAGACTTGGCGTATTTGGGGAACTCTTCGGAATAAATCTGTCCCCAGCCGCGCCGCATACTGCTCTCTGTGTTGGCGAACCACGTCGATGCGCTGGAGCGGTCCTCGCGGTCGGCTTTGACTTTTCGTTTCGTTTGGTCCATTCTGTCCTCGCACACAATCTGATTTGGAACGGTCGGGGAGCAATCCTCGGCCTTTTCTGCGTTTAGCACGTTGTTTTCTCTGAGTTTTACGGATTTTCCTTGGCTTGGCCGGGTTGTTCCGTAAAATCCTTAGTTAACAGCGGCTTGTCGTTTTGTGCCATGTCCGCGACCACCTTCGCCGCCTCAGCCAATCCCATCGGGCGAGAGCCGTGCGCTAGCTTCAGCAAGACCTGCGCAGCTTCCCCAAGCGCCATCTGGCGGGATATCTTGATCGCCGTCGCCGTGATGGCCTCCTGCTCTCTGATGGCTGCTTCCAGCTCGGCTATACGCTTGACGTGGTTCTCGTTCTGGTCCATGGTTAGTCCTCTGCGGTTTTTGTGGTGGAAATTGGCGACTGGAATGCGATCCGGGCGCTATTTTTTTAGGCCGGATCGTCTTTTCTGTAAATCTCGGATGAAGTCACAAGCAATCTCCGCCGTGGTCGCTTCCATTTCCTCTACTAGACGCCTCTTCTGTTCATCTGGATCAATGGTCCTGGGAGCATCTACCGGCGCAACCTTCTTGGGCGCGAAGAATTGGCCATCGTCGTCGTTATCCTTAGCCATAGGCATGGAAACGCGTCGTTTGGTGAGTGCGAAACCAGATTGAGCCAAGCTAAAAATAACCTCTCTGGCGGCTCCGTTTGCGTCGTCGCAATGGCCGCGTAGTACTTTGGCGATTATGTCTTTGGGCGTGGTCACTATTTCGTCCTTTCATGTCGTTCTATCCACATCTGAGCTTCGATAAGCCGCTCCCGCGCCGCGTCAATGCTTTCTGAGCCTCCGATAACATCCACGCAATCAATGATCATTTCGATTGCGCCGATGACTTCCGCCGCAGTAAGCAGCGGGCCGGTGGGAAGAACGACTGATTCAGTATCGGTAATGATCTGCGCATCTATATCAGCAAAAGCGCTGGAAATACTCTCGGACTGCTGAGGGCTTGGAAGCTTAAGCCCCCTACTGAGAAGCGAAATTTGAGATTGAATGATACCTGTTTTCTCTGATAATGCTTTCTGTGTCAGATTATGCTCAAACATTTGTTTGGTAAGCCACGTTCCGAAGCCGCGCCCTTTGGGCATGGCTCCATTTTTGTGTGTATTGGTCATTTGATTGCTTGCTGTCCTTCCTATTAATTCCAAGAATTCATGATATCACAATGAAATAAAATATTTCAACGAATATTTCTGATCTCTCCTTCGAACTTCTCCCACCGATATCCGTCCCGCTCCAATCTCGCCCACGCTTCCCTTACCTCGGTCTTGCGCATCCAGGATAGCGACACCGAACACTCGATGCAGCGCCAGGGGTTGTCGTCTGTCCTCAGCCAAACAGCCGTGGCGTCGGGCTCACCCTGGCGTGAGACGAGAAGAAGGACGGCAAGGTCCATCACACCCCCTTGCGCAATAGCGATATCAACTCATCGTCTCGAAAATAGTGCTCGCACACATCGCCAACGGATGCCTGAAAGCTCGGCGAGTGCCTATTGTGGCAGTCTCCGGTCTGCTCCAGCCACTTGCCGTTGGCGTCGAGGCCACCGCCGTCGAAAAACTCACAGGTGGCGCATGTGGTGGGGATGGCTTCGGCGTTTGCCGTTGCTGCCTTGATCGCGTTGGCGGCAACCATCTCCAGTTCTGCTTGATTGTGGATGGCTGTTTCCAGGATCTCCGCTCCCATGCGGGCGTACTCATCCGGGTCTTCGCCGTTTTCCTTTAGCTCAGCCAACAGTTCATCGTCCGACATCGCCAGAATATCCTCAACGAGGGCGGCTTCGAGATTGTCGAGTTTTTGGCGTGGGGTGAGTTTTGTCAAGTTCTGTAGCTCCTTGTTTCTGGATATGCTCTAGATCATCGGGGAAAATGTATTCAACATCATAGTCTTTTACCACGCGCCCGCAAGGACAGCACCATTCGGCGTACCAAAACAGAGTGTCTAATTCACCTTCGTCTTCGCCTTCAAAGTGGTGCTCACGTTGGTTGAGAACGGTTCCACAACGAGGACATGTCATTACGCCCTGATCTTTCAGTGGTGTGCCCCTACCTGAAGTGCTTCGACAGCTTAAGCCCCTGATCCTGATAGTGCGAGCCGATCTCCGCCCCGTAAAGCTGCTCAGGAACTGTCTCCATGCGCTCATAGACGATGCTCCCCACGATCTGCCCGTCTTCGAGCGCGAACGGCGAATAGGCGCGGATTTCGAGCACGGCGCGGCCAACAAAGCCAGGGTCAAAAAACCCTGCGTAATGAACGCGATATTCTCCCATGTTAGCGTTAAAGGGCAGCATCTCAGCGGCGTGCGTCGGCGGAATGGACACGGCCTCTTTCGATGCCAGGATGTAGAATTGATCCGGATCGAGGATCATCCGGCCGTCTCTGGCGTGGATCGGCTCCCAAAAGTCTGCGGCGTCGTGCTGGGCCACAGCATCAACATCCACAGCTCCAGTGAAGCGCTTTGCTCGGTAGCCGACAACGCCGTCGCCCGCGAGGTCAATGCTCACCGTTTCATTGCGCCGCGCCGTCCCCGCCAATGGCGCCGGACGCTCGAACCGCAGTTGCGCCAGCCTGGAACCGGGCCGAACGATCACGGGGAACGTCTGCGGACATATCACCGCAAACAAAGGCCCATCGTATCCTGGGGCGATGCGGTCGAACTCCGTCGAGCCGTCTCCGATCACCCTCACGAATACGTCAAGGCGCCCGATGGAGCTTTTGGGGTTCGCGATCACCGTCGCATCGGAGCCGAGCAGATATTCCTGGAGTTGGGCGACGTAGACGCAGCCCGTCTCCAGTATCGCGCCGTCGAGGATATTCACCTCTCCGATGGCCAATCCAGCCAGCTTCTCGCGTACAGTTCCGGCGCCAGGCAAGAAGCTCGCCCTCACGCGCCACGTCGGCCCAGCCAAGCGGAGGTCGAGACTAGCGGGCTGGATCTGAGATGGCCACACACGATTGTTGGCTGATATTGCGCCACCGTTGATGAGTGCGTTGATGGACTGGCAGGATAGGATCACCGCGACACCTCCACGTTGGCGTCAGGATGCGCCTTGCAGGCGTTCAGATAGCTCTCGACGAAGGGTACGAAGTGTTTATACAGGCCCCATCCATTAGAAGCGTTGAACTGTTCGAAGTGTTCTGGGCGCGCCTTCAAGTCAGCCAAGCCCTTCTCAAGAGGCTGAATGAGCTGTTCGGCCTTGGTAATGCCGATCTCATCTGGACGCCACAGGCATTGATAGATGCCAGCCTCCGACGCCATCTTGCCGAGGTTGTGGGTTATGTTCCCGTCATGCACGCACTTCTCTTCAGTCACGACTTTTGTCAGGTAAACGTCTAGGCTCATGCTGCTATTTCCTTTGATTGAGCTACCATCGCCGCACGTAGAAGCGTGGTTGCGGACTCGATTGGCGTGTTCCTGCTTCTATAAACGTGCTCAAACGTGCGCGTCATAGAATTTATCCGCAGCCTTATCATGGTTTTGCGTCCTTCTCTTCCCGCTTCTCAAGCGAGCGTATGAAATTGCTTTACAATGGGTATTCGTCAAACATCACACTCCAATGCCATCGCGAAGGCGTCGTCTCGCGTGACGCCAAGATACAAATGCGTGGCGGACGGGTTTGAATGACCAAGCAACTCCTTGATCGCTACAATGTTTTTCGTTTTAGCATACAGGATAGTCGGCTTCGTCCTGCGGATACTGTGTGTCGAAAACATGGTTCCATCGATCTTGATCATGTCGCACCACTCCTTCACTCGGCGTTGATATTGCCTCGTGCTGACGGCGAAGACTCTAGCGTCTGGGTCCATCAATTCAGCATGCTCTAACCACGCATCTAACGCCTCCCGAGTTTTGGGGAGCAGGACGCATTCGACAGTCCGCTTCGTCTTCTTCTGTTGGAGAACAATCTTCGGTAGCGTCTTCCCACCCCGAGACACGTCATCAACTGTTAGGCTTGTCAGATCGACGGAGCGCAGCATCGTATCAAGCCCCATGCGGAGCAATGCGAGATCGCGGATTGATGTCGTGCAGTCGTCCGCCTTGAGCAGATTTTCCAACATCTCGATATTCTGTTGTGTGAATGGACGCATTTGACCGACTTTGCGCCCAGGCTTCTTTGCTGACTTTTTACGTCGTATTTTCATTACCACCTCCATAAATGCGACATATGATAACAAGGATGGTGGGCTGTGGCAACCAAAAGTGTTGTCTTGTATGGCTAATCTCTTAGATACGAATATCGCTTACTATCTAGTAAGCGCCTGTCGCTTTTTATAGATTGGATAATTTCTAAAGTTCGCGAGGTGCGCCTCTGCATCTGAGGCATTGCGCCACACCCCGTGTCAAAGCCCCAAAACCCGTCCTTGTGGCACGCACTTTGCTTCTGTCGCGAGCGCGCCACAGGGGGAGGGTCTAGCGACACATCCCCTCAGCCACCAGCGCCAAGGAGCATCACTATTATTTCCGAGTACCTCGCTTTTAGGGCGCGCTCCATCTCACCTTCCTCGCGGTTCATGACTTCCATGCGGGCCTCGTTGATGGCGATCCAAAGGGCCAACGTCTGAGGCGGGGTGAGGGGAACGCCATTGATAGTGACGTCCGCACGCAAGGCAAGGCGATCAACGCCGCTTGCGGGTCTATTTTCGATGGTGGCTTTCATTCAACAGCTCTCCCAAACGCCGTTTCTCAGAAACCCGTGCCAATGCCCAATCCAGTGGACACTTGGCGTCAGCGTCGGCTTCTCCACGTTGCCGTCCCAAATCCATGACGGGCTTCCGTGAGGCTTGAAGTCCAGCGCTCTTATTCCACCGCAACCGCACGGGCAAATGTAAGTCACGCCCGCTGGCTCATTGTCGCCAGCAACGAAGTACTCAAATGATCCGGCTTCTTTAGCCTCGTCAATGTCGTCAACTCGCTTGGCTGTAACTGGATTGGTTCTTACATCAGTCATGATGGGAACCTACTTTGAACGTCAAGCATAACGGCCGCCAGCTTTAGCCCGTCTGGCGTCAACTCATTCATTGGCAAACCCTTGTATGGGCCATCTTCAAACAACCGGCAGCGCTGGGCTATGCCAAGTTTTACGAGCTGGGTTCTGGCTGGCTTCGAGATAAGAGCGCCATCCCAAACGGGGCCTTGCTTCAGTTGTTGAATGGCGTCAACGTCACATTGTGATAGCATCATTTTTTTGGGTCCCTATCCGAGATAAGCCTGATGATTTCCGAGCAATTATTTTCGTTTATCTTCGCAACTGCAATGCCTTCCTCATCCTCCCCAAGTCCATTCTCTCGCATATCGACCCAAAAAGCGGTAACTGCGATACGCAAAGTCATCGACTGACCAAGGGTGAGCGTAACGCCGTTTATGGTGATATTGGCCTCTTGCATTTTGCTCCTATCTGAAATGCTTCGACAGCTTCAACCCCTGCGCCTGATAGTGAGACCCGATGCCCGAGCCGTAAATCTGGCTCGGGACTTCGGTCAGAACGGCGGCGGTTGCTGCCACCTTCGAACTTCCAAACTCGGCAACATCCGCCACGCATCCTCAGCCACCGCCACAATCTCAACGCCCACCTCGGCGTACATCCGGGCCGCATGCGCGCAGTTCTCTCGCCAGCGGTCGCCAAAGTCGCTCTGCTCTGTGTGCGGGTACACGACGCGCCAAATTCCGCTTTGGATGATCAGCCCAGCGCATGTCGCACATGTCGGCACGAACGGCGCCGGAACCCAGATGTGCATGGTGCATCCGTCCAGACGCTCACGGGCGAAGGATAGGGCGTTCTGCTCGGCGTGGATCACTCGCGGATACTTCACTTGGCGGTCGGCGAACAGTTCGGGACTGTCGTCGCATCCGCGCGGGAAACCGTTAACACCCAGCGACGCAATCGTGTTGTCCGGGCGCGAGATCACGGCGCCGCATTTGGTGGACGGGTCCTTGCTCAGTCTGGCCGCCACATAGCGGGCGATGCCGAGGTATTCGAGATCCCAGTTGGTGGTCTTGCTCATCACGCCTCCCTCCGCGCTATCCGCTCTCGCGCCAAGTCAGCAACCGACTTCCGCGTCTTCCTCGCGATCACGCGCTCAATATCCCGCATGGTTTCGGCGGGGATTGACCGGGGAGGTAGCCTGTCGGCTCGATACGTGTGGGTGACGGCGGCGGGCTTTCGGGGTGCGCTGTTCATTGGTCGGCCCCGTGCAACTTAGTGGCGTCCCACACATCCCACTCCCGCCCAATGGTGGCGCCACGGTCAGCAATCACCATCCGCGCAGCATCCCCTCTCTTCGGCTCTGCAAACCAGCCAACATGAACCACGCACTCACGATGTCCGCATAAGTCGTATGGAAACGGCAGGAACTTCACTTCGGCTTCCGGGCCGGTTTCGTCGGCCGGGCGCAGCCACACATCATTGCGTATGCGCCTCCATCCCCAGTCGATGGATGCGGTGTTGTCCGCTTGGCGGAGATTGTCGGCAACGAGAAATTCGCCCATCACGCCACCCCTTCCGTCTTGACCACCGCATCATGCCGAACCGGAAGGAAAATCCCGGCTTCGGCATGTTTCTGCATTATCTCCCGAACCCAGTCCTTGACGTCCACCTGCGGCGTCCCCGAGTCCGGAAAGCGATCAGTGACAATCGCAGTCCCAGCTTCGCGCTGGGCAATGCCTTTGGCCAGTTCGTTCCACACAGCGGTTGCAGCGGCGTCCGTGGTGGCCTTCGGCCCAACGTGTCCGCACGCGCAGCGGATGAAACGCGCGTCGCCGCTGATCTCCCGGCTCACGTTGTCCTTGGCCTTGCAGACTGGGCATGGGGCGCATGTTTCTTCAAAGTCCAACATATTAATCTCCTCAAGCGTTCCGACATTCGCCAGTCTCAACAGCACATCCCCGTGGCACGGGTCGCCTTCCGCGCAGAAACACATCAGGGTTTTCCCGCGCAATTCACTTAGCCTGTTCAGGATAAAATTCCGACGCTCTCTCTCGACCCACCACAGATTTCTTTCGCTGATCCAATCGTCGAACATATGGACGGCTTTGGCCTGAGCTTCTATTGGCGAGAGTTCAGGATTTAGTTCCTGGACGCCTTTGACGGTGAACGGGTTCCCGAATTTGCCGGGGCGGCAGACGCTGACGGCTCCTTCTGGGGCTTTCCAGCCTCTTGTGCGCTTGCGCTGGATGCGTCGAGGCTCAACCACGGCCGATCCTATCAGCCAGGGCAACCAAGTCGTGCCCCCGCTGTCTGAGTGCATCCAGGACCATGCGCAGTCGATTGTCGCGGTTGGCAATGTATTTCTTTAGGCTGTCAATCTGATTTTGGACTATTTCGTCAATGCCGATTCCGGACTCGATATATTCTAAGCGCCGCAGCTTATCCGCGATTTCATCGCGTTCTTGCCTGCACTTGTCGCACTTCTGGCATGCCGTCCCAAGAAGCAGTGATCCTTTGCATATCGCTTCATTCATAATAATATCTCCTGCAATTCCTCAAATCATGCTACAGTATTGGCGCGTCGCCATCAACATAATTTCACCAATCCCGAATAGAATCATTCAAGCACCCGAACAACGCCCTCGAATTTTTCCCACACATACCCCTCCATCTTCAGCCTCTCATGCGCCGCACTGACTTCCGTCTTCTTCATCCACGCCAGCGACATGGAGCAATCGACGCAACGCCACGGCCCAATGTCTTTGAGCCATGTCGCGTATGCCGAAAACTTCGGATCGTCGGCGCGGGTGATCAGCAGCAGGACCGCCAGCGGTTTTGTGTATGGCTTTGGCGCTTCCGCCACACGCAACGCGTTTTGTGTGTGGTGGGCCATACGCATCAGCTCAACGCTCTGCCCACGAGGGTTCGCCAGGCGAGTGCAGCGCACGCGGGGACTTGTGCTTCGCCGTCGCGGCCATCTTCAGCAGAATATCCCGGAATTCAACCGGCGTGGCGTTCCGGATCTCGGTCTTGCGCTTGCCACCAACCATCGCCATCATTCCAATCCGCCTGGCCTTCTCGTAGCCGTATCGTTCGAGGGCGACCGGATGCAGCCGCTGCGGCAGGCGATCCCAGCACAGTTCGGGAAGCTCCGTGTGGCAGGCGTACAGCCATGTCGGCTTGCGCGACAGGTGCCCGTAATGGCCTTGCTCGACATAGCAAGTCCATCCGCCTTGGCTGTCGGCGCGCGCCCACCCGGCTCCCCGTTTGGGTTTGCTCAGCCCGAAATGCGCCCAAGCATGGCTGTCTGCTGGGTGCTCCAGCACGCCACCCCACTTGCGGACAGATGCCAGGGCCGAAGCGAAACAGCCATCATCAGCGCCAAGTTCGAACTGGTGAGGCTTGCGCGTAGACCCGTGCCAAAACTTTCCCCAGCGTTGGCACGGTGGATGCAAAACGCAAGGGTGCGGCCCCGCGTACTGGCGCGCATCCCTGGTGATATCCCAAGGATCGACGCCATCAACGCCGAAATAGCAGCCGTTTGTTTCGACGAAGAGAGCGGAGATCATTGGGCGGCCTCCGTATGCAGAAACTTCTGAGCCAGATCCTCCGCTTCCGCCATATCGGCTTGCGCCTGGCCAACGGCGTGATTTGTTATCCCCGTGCGATAGGTGGTCACAGCGTTGGCGAGCTGGCTCAGCAGGTTTTCGAGGGTGGCTATGCGCTTTCCCGCTTCCTCCAGTCTGGCGTCGCGCTCGTGAATGAGGCGGTCTGCTAGGTGGCGGCTTTTCTTCTCTGCCGTGAGGGAGACTTCCAGCGCGGAGATGCGGGCGCGAAGTTCCTCCACCACGAACGCCGCCGCGCGACTTCCGGCCGCCATCTGTGTAGCCCTGCATGCTGCGTCTCCCGCCTCGGCATGCAGACTCAGGATCTGGGCGCGCAGCTCGTCCTCTATGGGGCGGGCGTTCCATAGTTCTTTGGGGTCGATGTGATAGTCGGCAGGAAACTTAAAACTGATCCTGCATTCTGCGCACCCGTATTCACGCCAATCGACGATATTGTATCCCGCGCGAGATTTGTCCTTGTATGCCTTATGACGGGCGGCTCCTCCGCAGAACGGGCAGGGCTTGAGTTCGATGGCGTCGGTCATTGTGCGGCCTCCGCATACGCCTGCAAGCCCTGATAACTCACATCAACGCCCGCAGGCCAATACGGAGGAGCCTTCTTCAGCCCCGCAAGGTCTTCGCGAGCCTCATCTATCATATCGCCGATGGCTGGCAGTTCGTCCTGGTGACGGCGTGCCTCCTTCAGCAGGAAGTCAGCCTGCGCCTCAGATATCGCGCGGCACACCTCATGATAGTAGTACGTCTGAAAATCTCCGCTCCATGAGCCTTTGAGGATTACGTATCTCTGCCCGGCGTTTATTGGTCCGCAGCATTCGCAGCACTTACGGGTCTTACCGCGCGAACTGCGAATGTGGGTTGTCTCGGTCATGAATTCTGGGGCGTCAGCCATTGGCGGCCTCCTTTATCTTCGCCAGCACGTCCCGTCCGGCGTCTGTGAGCTTCACAGTGTCGGCGTCCAGCTTCTTGAGTAGTCCGCGCGCCACGAGGCGGTTGATGGTCACCGACGCGAACGAGCTGCCATAGCCGTTGAAATCGGACCATGATCCGCTAACGATGCAGAGCAGGCGGTCGTACTTGTCGGCGGACTCCAGGGCGTCAATCTCGGCAGTCGAGAGCGGCTTGGCATGGGCGGCGGCTTCTTTCGCGGCTTCCGCATCCTTGATATCAGCCAGCAAGAGCCGCCCTTCGGCCGTGATATACGCGACCGTGTTCGAACGAGGCTTTTTCATTAGGTCCAAGTCGCACAGCTTCTTGAGCGTTCCTGGAGACACTTTGACGCCGTTGTCTGCGATCCATCCATTGATGGCTGAGTTGATGAGGTCGCCAGCTTCAGCGGCTTTCAGTGCCTTGATCTGGGTGGGGGTGAGTTTGGGGGTGGTCATGCCGCCGCCCTCGCCATAGAAGCCCGCATTTGCCGCGCCCATTCCTGGAGCGCCTGAAAATGCCAGTTGGCGTCAATGCCGTATTTGCGGCAAAGCTCCTCGCTGTCGTTGACAAGCTCGTAGGCTTCATCCTCGGACAAGTCGTCGGCCCTGGCATTGGTCAGCAGAGACCTGCACGCTTCCTTGCGGGCGTCAGGACAGTCGATGCGGTCACCAACGAGGTCAACGATGCGCTCCATTATGCTTGGATCGCCTTGGCGGAATTGGTCGTATGCGTTGCGAACGATGCTCTTTGCGGTTGCGTAGGCGTTATATTTCAACTCATGCGTTGACTTGCTTGTCAGATATTCGAAGTCGCCGTGGCTGATGATCGCGAGCGTCTCCTCCAGCGTCGCGAACCCGTGGCAGCCATACGCTGAGCCGCCAAGGTCGCCACTCACAAACACCGATCCTGGTGTCCATGTGACGACGAAGTGATTATGGATGTCTTTGCCGCGAACCATCCAAGACTTGCTTGGATAGTCGCTGATGGCGTGGCTTGCGAATTCTTCGGCGGCGATTGCGGCGATAATTTTGTCTGCGGGCATCTCAAATCCTCTCGAATTCGCCAAGGCAGATCACGCCCTTGGCGTCGTAAATTGTCGGCATGGTGACGCGGATCATCTCGCCATTTGCTGGGATTTCGGATGGAGCGAGATCGCCGATGAAGAATTCGCCGTCCTTGTACGGGACGGTGTCGCCAACCATCGGATAGAAGTCGTGGCGCTTTGCCATCGCGCCGATGGTGTCGAGCAGCGCGTTCTTGGCGACGGCGGCCAGTTCGTTGCCTTCGACGGCGAAGATGGGCAGGGACGCCTGATAGATGCGGGCCAGCTCCATGTCTCCGATGTATTTCAGTCTGTGCGGAGTGAAATAGTTGCGGATCTGCTGGAGCAAGAAGCGCCACTCGGGTGAATGCTGCTTCACGACGTCCACCCCCTGCGGGATGGCTCGGGCGACCTCGCGGATGGCGTTGATGGATTGCTGCATCTCAAGCCTCGCTCGCGCTGCTGCGCACAAGAATTCCGTTCAGAATCTCATTTGCCGCCCTCATCGACGCCACGCGCCGCAGAAAGACGTACCGCCGCTGTGCAGCCTCCCAATCTTCGAATCCAGTCTCGATAACCTCGGTATTGCGGTTCACTTGGACAGGTAAAATGTTTTGGCCTTGGCATTTGGCTGAATAACGGACCTGCCAAGCCATCGCCTCAGCCTCGTAGGCGATGGCTGCTTCGTATAGGTCCTGATCGGTGATGTATTGCTGCATTATGGTTTCTCGTCTTTCCCGGTGTCTTCCGTCTTTGGCCCAACGCCGTGGCGCTCAGCCTCTGTTCTGAGCACGCGTTCGAGCACGGCGTATTGCTTTTCGCCTGTTGCAGCCGCGATCAGCCGCAACAGGCGTAGGGCGTAGGGCGTAATCTTCGATGTGATTAGCTTTGGCATGGGTGTAAATGTACACCTTTCGCGGCGGATGCGCAAGGCCATTTCGACACCGTGGTGGAAATGGTCATTTTGCCATCGCCATCTGTTTCACGGGCCATTTTCCCTCATTTCACGGCAAAAATGGCCTCTGTGGAGGGGTCGGGAGCGGGAATGACGCCTTACTCGCTGCGGCGGTCACTGCCTGTACGTCGAGATCACAGCGGCGATCAACGTGTCTTTCGTGGCCGTCGAGTACGCTTTTCCAGTGTGCTTTTTGAGCCAGTAGCGAAGCTCCGCGTTCGTGTGCACGCTAAGCGCATACCTTGGCTCTTCGTCCTTGCTGCGGGCCGCTGCGGTGATCTGGTTGAGCGCTCTGCTTGGTGGGTTTGCCATCGGGGTTCTCCGTGGTGAAAGGTTGGCCGCTCCTAAAACCCTGCACATCTCTGATCATCCCTGAACAAAGTTGCACATGGACGGCCGCCGAGCAGTTTTGCGGCCGGTTCGCGTGACGGGATTGCGCCGTCATGCGTCCGTGGCGGAAACATCGGGTTCGCAAGGAACTCGGCGTCATCCTCCAGCGACCTATCCCAGGCCGGGGCGGCTCGCGCCGTCCTCGCCGGGGAAGGTCCGGCAACCTTGCGGCGGCCGGTCGGACACAGCCCTTTGAGGGCCGCTTTCCAAGCGCCCATCGCTCTCGCCCATTGGTCCCGCACATGCCTACGGCCGATCCTTGCAGGTCGAACGAGGGTGACGTGAGACTGGTTGCGTTTCCTCGCAGCCGGGATATCCCCGGCCGGGAGCGCAAGCGAGAGCGGCAGACGCTCGGAATAATTCATGGCGCGCCTGCCGATGACAACGGCGGCTGCGTGATGGACGGAAAGTCCGTAGCGCTCCATGAAGCGGGCGCGGCCTTGGAATGAGGTGTAGGCCGGATCAACCGCCAGCACGGCGACGACTTCGCGTGCGGCGCGGCGTTCCAACATCGTGCGGAAGCCGTTGAAGGCGAAGGCCGAAAGCAAACGCGCCATGCGCGGCCGAGCTTCTTCCCGAAGCCGCGTCTTCTTGGCCTCGAAGTCCAGATCCTCGATAACGATAGGAACGCCCCGGCGTTTGGCCAGCGCGACCAGCCGCGCGTGAAGTCCGGCGCTGCGTCGGGCAACGCCTGAAACAGGCTGACGAACACGCGCCAGCCCTTGGCGTCGCGAACGAAGCGCCAGGACAGCGCCTCGCCTGCGCCGGTGGCGTGAGCCTGGATTGCCGCCGTCACAACGTCGTGGCCATAGCCGAAGCGCACGGGGCCGAGCGAGATGTATTTCTTGGAGCCAAGCTCGCGCCAAACAGCGTCGGGCAGGCGCAGGCGCAGCATAACCGAGCCGTCGGCGGCGAGCGTCGCCGTGCAAGTCTGGTTGCCGCCCGTCTCATCCTTGGAGCCGAGACAGAAGAATTGGCTTGCGCGGTCGGCGCGCCACGCAGCTTGCCACTCGGCGTGATTGGCGTAGCCGTTCGCCTCCAAATGATGCTGCGCGTTGAACAGTTTGGCGGAGCCGAAGCATAGCGCTGGCGCCGGGCGCTTCATCTCCGCCCGGATTGCCTTCTGACGGTCTCGCAGAAGGCCAAGGCGTCGCTTCTTCTGGTGGAGCTTCGCGGCGGACGCCTTGCGCTTCTCCAGCTTGCGGATGGTCTTGAGTGTGGCCTTGATGCGGGCGTCCAACTCGCGAATGCGGAGCTTGCCGATCTCTTTCAGGCTCGACGCCTTGCCTTTGGCCGCAACCGCCAGCGCGTTGAACTGGCGCGCCGTGATGCTGAACCGGCGCAGGAACTCGCTCTTGCAGTCGTTCGGCTTGCGGCCTTTCGCCATCTCAGCCCAGAGGCAGCGCTCGGCGCGCGAAAGCAACGCGGCCGTGGCATCAAGCGCTGGGTGGCCGTCGATGCGGGCTTGGAAGGTGCGCGCTTGCTGGGTCATGGCTTGTCAGCCTCTGCAACCCCTCTGAGAAGATCACGCACCGATGCCACTCGGATTTTGATTTGCGTTCGCCAGTGGTCTTGTCGCGCCAAGATTCTTCAGTTGCCACGCGAAGGTTGCATATGGGTCTGCCGTCCTGCGTTCTGCGGATTTCAGGGTCAGCCCCTAATAATCCCAGTAAAGTTACTTCATTTATTGATCCGGCCATATTGATCCCCTTTGATCTCCGTGCTTCCGGTTTCTACTTTTATCGTAACAGCTTGGATATCCCGCCGCAGTTGCAGCGAGATCGCGAAGATGTCACGATAACGCCGTAACAATATACACAAAACCTCCAATAAACGCAACCATTAGAACAGACGCTCCTATAATTGCCATCGCTCCTCCAGCAAATACTTCTGTTCTCTCTATTATCTTTTGCACTACGCTTTTTCTGTTCCGCTTCATTGTTTGCCAATCCTATTGTTTTCTTTTTCCACTTTATCTGCGGCCCCTGCAAGAATACATCCAAATGCACTAACACTCAGCAATGCAAAACCCCGTGACCATGTGAATATTTCGCTGAACCCAGCGAGGTAAATTATGATGAATAGCGGGGCGAATGTCAGGGAAATAATCACTATCGCTAGTATAAATCTCATTAATTTCTTTAGCATTATTTCGTCCTTCCGCTTACGATCAATGGAAACATTAGTCTTTGTTCTTTGCCCACCTGACAAAATCATCAAAGTGATGGTTCAAAAGAAACACATCTATAGCCATGAAAAAGCACAAATTTGCTGCTCTTGTTCCGTAGAAACTATCTGAGATATATGAGTCTACCGCCCTCCCTGTATCGACTGTCACCATTGCACACCAGAACATGAATAATGCTGCTCCGAATAGTTTATCGTTCATGATGATATCTTCTCTGAAACAATTGGCGATCCTCTTTCGTCGGGAACCCTCGACCTTTCAGCTTTTGCGTCGGCCACGTCCGCTTCAGCTTATCGGCCATATCGACGGCCCCGCCGCATTTCGCCTCCATCGCAGCTAGGTGCGCTGTGTGGAGCTTGGCAGCTCCGTCTGTCCTGGCGCGCTCGCGTGCCTCTCTTGCGGACTTGGCCTTGTGGCAGACGTCGCAAATCATCCATCCGTCGGCAGATGTGAGAGGATGACGCTCTTTGACCGGGACCGCGCTCTGTGTCCAGCATGGGCAGCGGTGGTCGATCTGCGCTGCCCGCGCCCCTTCGATCTTTTCCCCGTCCACCCGCACCAGATGTCCGCAGCACTCGCACCGGCGCACGCCGTGCTCATCGACGGCGCGCGCCTTGATCTCGGATTTGACCGAGGGGCGGAACTCCTGGCGAGGCGATCTGCTCATTTCCCGACCACGATGCATGTTTTCGACAAGCTGTTTATGGCATTAGACAGCCTTACATTGTCACTCTGCAAGCTTTCATTGTCGGTTATCAGAGAATATAACGCAATAGCGATAATTATAAAAAAAGAAAACTTGATTACCCGCCATGCGTTGACGGTTGCTGTGTGCCTCATGGTCGTGCCTCAAATTCTTCCTTGGTTTCGAAGCTGTATTTCCCACGAGCCGCCATCTCGACGTCTTCGCCGCTCTTAAACTTGGCCACGAGAGCATCGGAGAAATTGACAACCGTCAAATCTTCGACGGCGGCACGGATGCATGCTTCTGTTTCCGCCCGATCAGCAAGGATCGTCTTGATAGCGTCTTCCTTGGCTTCCTCAGTCGTGGCGCCGAAGCCGAGGGGATCGCCGCAGTCGTCAAGGACAGCTTTCTTGACGGGCGCGGCGGTCTTGGCCCACACTGGCTTCCCGTCTTCATCAGCAAACTGACGATGAAAGCCATTCGACTCCCAGGCGGCCTCCATGCGCTGGTTCACCACACTCCATTCCGGGCTCTTCGATGAAGACGGATCGGTGAGGGCTGTCCAGTCTCCGCACTTTTCTGCCAGGTCGCCTGCCAGCGCCGCCTCTTTCAGATCGGCAAACGCGGCGATCCGCCATCCGGTTACGAGATGGGTCAGTGATGCGATGGGCATCCAGCCTACCTGTTTCGCCTCTGTGCTGATCATGACGATGCCGAAGCTTCCCTTGGTCCATCCAGCGCAAGATTGCTCGCC